ACCGGAAGAAGGCGCTTCACTTAACCGCGAATCGTTCGAGCTATTCGCCGTTACAGTCGAGCCCGGCGTCCCGCGCGCCGAGATACGACGGAGCCGTACCGCGAAGCCGGCAATCGCGACAGCACTTTGCGCGAACATGGCGAACGAAACGAGCTTCACCTTTTGGGTAGAGTGCGGGTTCCAAAACCCCCAAATCGCGTGGTCAACGTTAGCCGTCGTCGTAACGTTACGCCCGCGCACGGAGAACATCGGTTTACAGCCAGTCCTCTAACCACGTAAGCGTGATTTCGAATACGACCGATATGGTCGCCGGCACTTGGATAAAAGCCACTCCCGCGCCGGGACCGATCTCGATCCCGCCCGGGATCGGATAAACGAAGCCCGACGCCTGCACTGCGGCGAAAGTAAACCCGAGCCCAAAGTCTACTGACGATGCGAGCAGGGTGGGCTGCACCGAGTAGGCCGCGAGATCGAGCAGCACACCCGACACCGGGGCCACCGCAATACGCGAGTCGTTCGAGATGTTCGGCGTGACGGTTGATCCCGCCGTGCCGCGAGCCGAGATCCGCCGGAGTCGCGCTGAGTACCCCGCCGCAGGGGCAGCCGACTGCGCCCACATCGCAAACGAAATGAGCTTAATCCGCTGTGTCGAGTGGCCGTTCCAGAAGCCCCAGATCGCGTGATCCGCGGTCCCCGCTGTGGCTGCATTTCTACCTCGTACTGAGTACATCTATCTCCCCCCAGCGTAGGCAAACTGCACCGGCTGGCCCGTTTCGACCGTGCGGTGCTTGTAGTGATAAGGCGGTGGATTCGCGGCCATCCATTCGATCTCTGCCCATGCTTGCTTCGGCGTGACTTCCTTGGCGCAAAGCGTTTCGCCTGGTGGCATCCCGCACGTCGGCGAGTGGTAGCAGGGCGCGCAATGAACGCCTGCATAAAGCGTCCGCACGTAGCGATAATGAACCGCCCGCGCCTCGGGTGGAATACTCGTAAAGTACCCCACTGTCCTTACTCCAAGGGCTTCAGCTAAATGAAGCGCCCCCGTATCGGGCGTCACGCAGTAATCCAACGAAGCCATCACGTTAAAGAACGCCGGCATCGAAAGGTGGCCTGCCAGCGGGCGAGCGCACGCTGCCGAAAGCCGCGGCGTAAGGGCTACAGGCTTATCGTCGATCAAGACCGGCCGCATCCCGTGGTCGTAAACCAATTCCGCCATCTGCTCGACATACCGAATCGGCCAATTCCGCATCCCGCCTTGGGAATGCGAGCCGCAAACGATTCCGACTGTCGGCCGCCCATGCTCCAACGCTCCGGTTAAGAGCTTGCCTTGGAGGATTTCTTCCCGCGTTGGATAGAGGGGATAGCTCCAATCGCTCGGATCGAGGCCATTGAGCAAATACTTGGCAAAGACGCTGATCCGGTCGAACCGCTCCCGGTCGTTGCGCTCCGAATAGCCCCGCAAATCAATCACCCACTGATAGCGCCCCGTAAGTGACCCCAGCGGAGCTGCCCGGTAAAGAAACGTGCAGTCGCGCATCACGGGAACGAAATGAGCCGAAGTGGCATAAGTGAACCGTAGCTTGGGATAAAGCGTCGCCAAGTCTCGGAGCCCCGGCAGGACCATGAGCACGTCACCCAGGCCGCCGGTTCGGATAACGGGCACCTCAGTACCTGCCGGAGCCCGAGCCAAGCGGGACGGGTGGATAATCTCTAGCTCTTGCGTCGGATCGATAAACCCTTGCGTCAGCAGGAATAGGTAGTCGCCTTCCGTAACCTCTTGCGGGCGCCCACGATAGAACGTCGTGCCGTGGTGCAGGTATGTAAGGCTGCGCGCCAGGACGATCTGTGGCACCGCTCCGACTCCTCGGTTGTCTTGCCCCCTGGAAGGCGTGGGGCGGGATGGCGATGACTGGGCTGGATGAAACTCGGCTCTGGAGGAGCGCAGAACCGAGCGGATCAGGCCTGGGAGCAGGAAGCCCTTGGAGTAGCCCCTGCCCGATAAACCCGATTGCGCCGGTTCTGCGCTCTACCAGTCTAGACTTATTAGTTCCCCGTGTTAATACACGAGAAGCACCGGTTCGTCGGCAGCACCTGCGGCGTGCATCCAGAACCGCAAGCCACAAGCTGCATGCAATCGAGAAGCGCCGTCGCATCCTCGTTAAAGACCAGCGCGTCGAAGCGGAAGGTCCAAATGAGCCACGTCAGATGCCGCGGCCCATCACGCCACCGCTCGAACGTAATGTTCTTCTGGATTCCGACGACGAAGTTCCCGGGGTCGCTAATCACCGCAAACGTCCCCGTCGAGGTCGATAGCGACTCGCATCCGCAAGCCCGGATATTGGTCGGGATCAAAGCCAGCGGAACGATGGGCGTAAGCATATGCTCGCGCGGAGCCGGGCCAAGTAGCGACTTGTCACCAAGATCAGTCTCCCGACCCTGGTGAAGCTCCGCGAGGTCATGCCACATATCCATCGCCATGAAGATGCGGAGCTGCTCGGGATTGCGGCGGTACTTCGTCGGCAAAGCCCGCTGCAGGCAATTAAGTTTGTGGAACGAGATATTGCGGTTCCCATCTCCAAAGCCTCCAGCGTTCTGGATGTTGCCTTGCTGGAGCTGGCGATACCACATATCGCGCGCTGTCATGACGCTGTTATTCACGTTCGCGGGATCGGTATACGAGCCGTTCGTATTCCCCATCCACGCGATCCGCTCCGTCTCATTCGCGATCGTCTCGGCCGTCATTCTCATGATCTGCTGCTCAAGCTGCGGGCCGGTCAAGCCGTCCTGCAGATCGTCGTCGCAGAGGAAGAACTTGGCGTCGAGCGAGATCGTCTTGAGGCACTTATTAGTGTTCGAAATCGAAACCGACTCTTCTGGAGTCGCATTGCAAACGGCGAGGCGCAAGATGCCGCCCGAAAGATCGATGAAGCGGATTTCTAGCTCGTTCGTATTCATCCGCTCGACGGTCGCAAGCTTGAACATTTGCGATTCATCGACGACGTAATCGATAAGCTGATCTGCTTCTTCGGGCTGAATGATCGCCGGCGCAACGGTACGGAGTAGGAATTTGGCCTGCTCGTACTTCGTCAGTCGGCGCCCTTCGGTAATACCGGGCGCGGTGAGTAGCGCGTGTCCCTGAGATAGCACTTCGGTCGTCCCTCCTTGGTCGCCGGCTAAGTCGGCTTAGTTAACTACGCTCGCGCGCTCGCCGGCTGCGAAGGTGCGCGCAGACCTCGTGTGCGTCTTTGGCCAGGAACGACGCGCCGTAAAACTTGCTCATCGATTGCTCCATCGAATCGCAGTAATCCGGCACGCCCAGTGGCTCATCGACTGCCTTCACTTGGGCGTCAAGATCGACGCCGATGGCACTGAGAAACGCTCCGAGCCGCTTCTCAGAGAAAATTGGCCACCGCCGCTTATCAGTCAGCATCTCGGCATAGCACTTCGCCAGCCAAGCGACCGTCTCCGTATCGCGGCGGATAAGTTGATCCGCACCGGAAAGGCGAGTATCCGAACCGAACTTCGGAGGCGATTTCGGCTCTTCAACCTGGCGATAGGACTTAAATAGCATCGACATAGTTATCGCCGACTCACACGCGGCAGCCCGCTGCTATTACGCGACGCCTCGCGCTCCGATGCCGAGACCTGAGTCCCGAGGATGGTCGAATAAACCGCATCGGTCTTCATCGCCGACTTGCCTTGCCACAGGCGGTTCACCGGAGGCGTCGAAACGCTTACCCGCTTCGGCACCGCGACTGCCGTCGGTTGAGGCTGAGCACCCGCCCCCGCCCCCACTAGCTCGGGCAGCTCTTCATCTTCGGGATTCGGTACCGCCGCGCCCTGCAGCTCTTGAATCAACTGCTGAACCATCTGCTCCAATGCCGCGATGCGCTCATCAGGCGTCGGCTGTTGCGGCGGAATTGGAGCCCCGGCCGCCGCGCCATCCTTGACGGCTTTCCCCTCGCTACCGGATAGCGGATTGCCTGCCGGGGCTACTGCGGCGGCGGATCCAGGGGCAGCTGTGGCAGCAGAAACAGCTGGCTGGCTAACCGCCGCCGGAGTATCGGTAATCGGTGCACCAGCCAGGGCGGCTAGCGTGCGAATCAGATGGCCGTTTTGCTCCAGCATCACCGCCATCTGCTCGCTCATCTTGCTCTGTTCGGTCATTACTCCTCCCAGACGGGTTTCAACGCCCGACAAGTATGCGACCAGCTTGGCTCCTGGAGTCGGTTCCGGCCGGCCGAGAAACCGCTTGAACAACTGGCTCCAGCGGTTTGGACCCTTAAACTTGACTTTGGCCATAGGCGTGCCGGCTTTGATCGACTTGCCCATGCCCATTTCTAAGGCTGCGGCGTTAATTAGCCCTGCCGTCTCCGTTCCCTCGGGAACGAAAATCGTCGTCTCATCCTCGGGATCACCAAACTTCCCGCGCACAATCTGGCAAGCCTCAATTGCGGCCTGCTCGGGAAGTCCGAGTTCCTGCGCTTGACCAATGCAATCGGCCAGCGCCCATTCAGTTGGCGTTCCGGGAACCTCGATCGCTTCCGGTTGTTCGGCTTCGGTCATTTCCTCCGCAGCCAAATCATCAGGAACGGGAGGCGGGGGCGGGGCAGGCATCTGTTCGTCCTTTTGTGGATTAGCCATAGGAACCTCTGGACCTGGACACTTCGCACCGCGCTGAACAAAAGGCCAGCCAGACAGTGCTGCTTCAACTTCGCGGAACGCCTTGGCTTCGGTCAGCGACGCATCGTGACCCGCCATGTCGGCGACCATCGTGGATCGAAGATCGCCCAAAGCATCGGGCTCGTTACCTTCGCAGGCCGTGGGCGTCGGCTGCTCGCCCGTTGCCAAACAAGCCGTGTAATTCGCCATCCCTGCCGCCAAAGTGGGACTGATGCCTTGCTTGGCGCGCTTATAGAATCGCCAGCGGCGGTTCGTTGCCGGCCGATCCACCGCAGCCACCTCCATAACTTCGGCATCGATAATCTCTTCAACTGCTGCCTTGCCTAGAAGTTCAGCCAGCGTCTTCATGACACCACCGAGTTAAGCGGCACGACGCCCCAAGCGCCTTCAATCGAGTAGCCGGTAAGCTCGCCTTTCAAAATCGCCTTCCACGCCTCCGGGTGCCAATCGACTCCCATAACCCATGCGTCAGGTGGAAAGTCGGGATCACCACGGCGAGTAATGAGGTTTTCTACGATCGTGCCTGCAGGTTGCCCGTCGCTCATCTTGAGCCCAGTGACGTGCATCAGGTTCGTGCCGCCCTTACGCCGCATGAAGTTGTAAGCCATTTTCCGTACTTGATCCGCCGTCGCGTATTGGCCTTGCAGGTCAACTTCCCAAGGGGCGTAAACCACGTCATACGTAATCCGATGCTTCGCCTTTTCAGGCGTCGTCACGAACTTGCAGCTGCGGACTTCCAAATTCTGGGGCGCGCTCTTCACGACGGATTGCCGGAAGAGCGCGCCCGGGGCGATCTCAGACCATGCAACGGCGCGGATAAAATCCAAGTTGTTGAGGACCCAGGTATAGGCCCCCGAACCACCAGGCGTCGAATCGACGATGCGTTTTGGTACGCGCACGTCGATGATGTTCTTGTGGTTATTAGGACGGCCGATCCCGATACGAACGACGGCCCCGCCAGAATCCGGGATCTCCCGGAGTTCAATCTGGTCATAGAAAGTTTCGGCGCCGCGGAACTTCGAGACCGGCACGATGAAAAATCCACCATCCGGGATAACCGGACCGCGAACGGATACTGCCTTGCGTGAGATAGGGCGGCCGTGCGATTGCCTGAGCATAGGTTTCGGACTTTGGGTCGTTGGTCTTGCCGAACATCTGGAAGGTTGAGTTGCGCATCGAGTCGTAGACGTGCCGCCCGTAAGCAGGTAACGCATTAATCGAGCGGGAATGGTATGCGGCTAGGGCCGCAGCGTTTTCATCGGCCACGCTAGCCTCCTTGCGTTTAGGGCGTTCTCCACGAGCCTGAGTCGCCAGTCGGGCTTGAATCTTTAGAACATCTTTCGCCGCACGCTGCAAATCCTTTGCATCAGCAGCCTCCAAAACTCGATTGCGAATAGCGGTCAGCTCCAGGACAGCTTGCACGTCATCAGCACGATCAGCTGCATTCGCTGCATCTTCAACTGCTGCCATCGCATCGGTAAGGAGCGCATCATCCATACCCATTTGACCAAGCCCTTCTTCTCGTACCCTCACAGCAGCACGCTCTAGGCGCTCGCCAGCACTCAGCGCTTCGTTGGCTGCGCCAGCAGCTCCAGTGCTAGCAAACCGTCCAGTTTCGTCGCGGATATATTCGCGTTCAGCCTTGCCGGTTCGCTTCCCTGCACCTGCCCCACCCGCCGTGCAGATCGCAAAAGCTGAGGACTTGTCGTGCCCCTGCCCCATCACGTGTTCAATACAGCGCTCGAAAGTCTCGCGATCCACGTCAGGCGGGACTGCCTTCCTTATTCGCCGGTATCGCTTTTCATCCTCACCCGGGAATCGATCAGCCATATTTTCTAGCGATTCCTGAAAACGCTCCAGGGCGCGTATTGAAGGATGGTCATCGCCTTCTTCGCCAAGCGAACCGGCAATCATAGGTATGGCAGCCGCAATTTCATCGGCTGCCATAGCAAAATCGCGTTCCTTGATCCACGGTTCGGCCTTATCCAAGTGCCGCATGATATTTTCGGCGCCGAAGTTTTCTCCGATAGCAGAATCAACGCGATCTTTTACGCTACTAAATTGATCTCGCAATTTCCTTACGACTGCATCTGAAGCCCTGCCTCCACCAGACGGTTTACCTTCGCTTTCACTACCCGGTTCTTTCCCCCCACCGCCACCGGCATGGCTCGATTGGTCATGTTCGCCGTGTTTATAAACTCGCTTCGGCATCGGAGGAGCAGGTATAGGCGGCTCCATCTCAGCCTTTAGCTCGGACATGATTTCGGGACCGGTCTGCAAGACGGTCCCGTCGTCCAATACGACCTCGTGGTAGTGCCCGTCCTGCTTAATTCGCACCCGGTTTGCCTCCCCCCATAAACGGCGAAGCCCCAATCCCGCTCGCGCAAGGATCAGGGCTTCGTGAGCCGCTTGGCCGGTACCCAAACCGTCCAGCCAACCTGCTCTGCCGTTAGCTGTTAGGCCTGGAAACTACCTATCCGGTGCCCACTTCTGCCAGTTTGATTACTGGCTGTCAAGGATTATTTTTGCCGTTGGCGTCGTTTTCTCGCACCGGTCCTACCGGATGCTGAATCAAAGCCCGCCGCTCGCGGCAACGGCGGCACCAAACGACAATCGTCCAGGGATGCGGTAGCGGTCCCGAGTACTCAACCTGGTCGGGCGGCAGGATGATCACATCATCCCGCCCCCAGCGTTCGACCTCCGCAATCTTCGCCCCGCACTTGAAGCACCGCACGTCGTGGAGACGAGGCGCATCTTCGGCACGCGGCTCGGCTGGGAATTCGTAGCCCTCAGCTTGGAGTCGCTGGCGCTGGCGCTCAAGGCGCTCGCGGCTCCTGCCGCTGCCCAAATGCACACTCAGTTACCTCTTCGGCTTTGGCTTCCGATCATCGTCGTCATCATCGTCATCAGGCCCAGGCTTGGGCTTCGGAATGGGATCGGGGCCTGGTGGCTTCGGTGGTCCCGGTGGCTTCGGTGGATCATGCCAGTCGAGCATGGAACTACTCCTTCTCTTCGAGGTTATTGGGCGAACTGATTTTCGGTTTATCGACCCATTTCGTTTGACCTTGTACCTTCCGCACGATTTCCATTCCAGTATCCATGTCATTCATTGCAAGTGCTTGCTGCAACGCATTAGCCGTAGCTTGATCGCCAGCTTCGACTGCAGCAAAAAGTGCATCCGTAATAATCATTTGGCGATCATCAAGTTCGCTTATCCCAAGCGGGATTGCGTTGGTATCTGGCTGGTTTGGGGTCGTACTCATAATTTATGATCCCTCGTTTCCCTAGTTCGACGAATGATTCATGTTGAGCGCGCGTGCGTGCTTCACTGCGAGTCATTTCTCCAGTATCGAATTTATCCATCCAATTTAATACGAGATCAGATCGCACCGCTGAAGCCTCGTCTGCTATCCTTTTCCATTGTTCGCGTCGATCGCGTCCTTGCAATTGCGGCCCAGGGCTCATGCGGAATACCGCACCATCATATCCAACGGCCCGAATTTCTCGTAAGCGGTAATCACCAGCGGCATTTAAATCAGCATTTGAAAATGTATTGCTATTGGGGTGATTATGCGTCATGACATTTTCATTAGCTAACGTTTTATCAACGGTAAATGGTGCAGAATAATAACTACCTTTTTCACCTGAATCCCATAAATTATCAGCACCGCGCACGTTTCCTGATGGGCCGATTAAAATTGCCTTTTCACGCGGACGCGTTGCGATTTCCTCTTCTAATCGGCGTGCTTCTTGAACGAGGGCGTCTGGTGTATCAAATGCACCCAGGGTTTGTTTTTCCCGCGGTAAGTATTGAGCAGCTTCTTCGGCTTGAAATCCCATAATCGGAACTGCTAATTCATCGAGGATTGCTCTTCCTTGTCTAGATTCATTAAAGAACTCATCCGCTTCTTCGAGTTGGAGGATAATGCCTTGTGCATTACCTTGTTCAGCCATTGTCCGCAATTGATTAACGACATAATCAGTATCGACTATTGCGTGCGGCGTAGCTGATACGCTTCTTAATCCATCAAGATTTTTTGCTGCTTGTTTTAATTGATCAGCTGCTTGAACGGCTGATAAACGCGGAGCACCACTTGCTGTTTCGCTTGCAGATTCGGCTCCACCCTCTCCACCTGCATGCGATGCCTGCTCATGCTGGCCAGGTAGGTGCTTCGCTAACCAGCGGCCGATAATGATGGGCAGCGGTTCGCGCTTCTCATCCTCGGGCAAATCGAAATCGAGATCCTCAAAGTCTGAAGGTTTCGGAGGTCGAATCCGCGGAGGAGCATCAGGATCGCGCAGGCGCTCCTTGGCAAACTGGTCGGGATCGTTGCGACCATCCCATACGTCAGCATCGGAAAAGAGCTGCTCGGCGATCACAATCGGGATCTCGGTACACCGGCAGTTACATACCTGCTTTGCCGAACCGGCAGGGTCGAGCGGATGCATCAGCTCTTCACCGCCGACGATATACGGCTCGTTCATCCCCTTAATCTGACCGTGCGCCTCGAAATGGTCTTCCCGCTCGCGACCATCAAGCGTCGTCAGCCAGCGCTTAAACGGTACGCCCGAAACCGCATACGTCATCCATTGCGCTTCTTCAGTAATCGCTCCTGCTTCGGTGCGGGCAATCAAATCAGCACGCGAAGCGTTCATCCATGAGAATTCTTGCGTCAATACTTCAGCAGCTTCGATCGGGCTATTGCCTTTGAGGTAAATCTCATCGGCAAGCACAGTCAGCATGCGCTCGAAGACTTCCCCTGACACGTTACCCGAGAGCTGATTCGCCCGCCCGGCAAGCGCTTCCGCTACGGCAGGGCTCGCCATTTGAAATTGCCCGCGCACGCCCAAGGCACGCCGCGCTGCATTGCCGCCAAGCTCGAAAAAAGTGAGATAGGCGTCTTCCAGCGTTTCTTCTATCGCCGACTCAAATTCATCTTCGTCATCTTCCACCGCTTTCGCCACGAGCTTCATCGCGGGGTAATTGAAGATGCGTTGCAAGATATTCGTGCGTTGCGGACCCAACGGGCGCCCGCCGCGTCCAATCGGGCCTTGTTTTTCTTGCCGCCGCTCCGCATCCCTGGCCAGCGTATCGAGGATGTCCGAACTGATAATCGATCGTCTGAGTTTAGTCGTCGTCTTTTTAAAGTCTTGCCCGAGAGCGCGGTGCAGGTCCCGCGTCGGCTTAACGAGGGATAGCGGGCGGCGAAGTCGCGGCGAGCCCAAAGGAGGTGGCTCGGGCAAGCGACGCGCCGCCGTGACGGAGGGCACAGCTATCGCCACCGCCCGAGCCACGCTCAATTCTCCGACGGATCGGGCAATTCATCAACACTCGGCATCTTCAGTCCGATTACCGAACCTTCCGAATCGCGCTCTACCTTAGCCAGCCCGCGCGATTCCCAATTCTGGACGATGCGCCGCCAACCTTCGATATAGAACCGCTTATTCGGCACTTGCCCCGTCGCTGGATGGACGTAAAGGTCGATTACGGCAAACGCCCTGCCGACGGTACCCGAGGCGTACGGCGGCTCGACCCCAAGAAGCCAGCCGCAGCCTCGGTTCTCCCCGACATGGGGAGGCGTATCCGCTGCGCAGATCGCCATTTGATACTCGCGCGGAGCCGAAAAGCGATACCGGCAACGCGGGCACTCCACCGACATCAGGGTCCGACGCTTCGGCTCCGGCCTGCTGACTCCAGGCGGAAGCAAAAGCATCGCGTTATCGGAGTAGTCGAACTGCTTCCGCAGCGGACGATTAGGGCGTAGATCCATTGGTCCTTGATGGAATGGGTAATTGCTGCTGCTGGCCGGGGATTGCCGGTTTCGGTGGGCCGGCGACCTGCGGAGCGATCCGCCCAGTCCCTTGCCGCAAGCGATCGAGTGTTTGCTCGTTTGCCGGCCCACCGAGCCCAGCAATATTCGCCAGGCGACTTAACGCCGCCCCAAAACGCGGATTCGGATAGCCGGCAGCCATCGTGGGGGCTCCCGTTTGCTGCTCGGCCATCGCGAGTAAACCTGCGACCTGGAGGTCGAGGAGCTTAATCGGGATCGTAGCGCCTTCCATTTCCTCGGGCGGGAAGTCTTGATCCTTCGTAATGCGGCTCGCCCAGGCGCGAATATCGTTAATCGACAAGGCTCCAGTGCCTGCTACGCCAATCAGGATTGAGGATTCGCGCTGCTCATCCGTGACGTCGAGTTCGTGGTACTTGAACCGCACGGCGGTATAGCCGAGTTGATCGAGGACGATATTCCAAAAGCCTTCCAGCATTTCTTGCCGCGGCTCGATCTGCGAGCGCTTATACGTCTCGTCTTGGCTTTCACCGCTTCCCGTTCCTAGCGACGCGCTTTCCACGATCCCCAACTTCGAAGGCTGCATACCGTAGGCGTGGATAATGTTATCCCGGTTCGCCTCTTGATATGCCGCCCATTCCATATCCTTCGGATCGCCGCCGATCTTTTCGAATACGACTTCGTACTCGCCAACCGGCACGCGCAACGTCATCGTGCGGTGATCCTCACCCTCGATGAGGTACTTCATATGCTCTTCGATGGTGTTCTGGATCTTGTCGATAATGTTTTCGCGAATATCGGGGTCGGAAAACGCCGCAGCTGGCGCCTTGATCATCACGACGTAATCGGGAAAACCGCGGTTGACGAAAAACCGCACGTTGCGATTCGAGGCGAAGATATTGCCAACGAGACTATTGAAGGCCGAGATAATAGGCGGCACGCCGTAATAGCGCTCGCGCGGATGGTAAGTCTTGAAGTCGGCGAGTTCGCGCTTCAAGTCATATAAGCGCTGTCCAACTTCAGGCTCATCGCCTGGATTTAAAGTCCCGCCAATCGTCGAGGCTTCGTCTTTACTGACGTAAGCCCACGGCGTTTCACTCTCGCCAGTTTGCGTATCAATCGGTTTGACTTCCGCCCCGAAGCGGCGAAAGAAGGCTGCGGGCCGCTCCATTTCGTCGAGCTGCATAAACGTGCGCCCATCGAGGCCGCGGCGAATCATGCGGGCGGGAATGTGGATTAGCTTCGCCGGCCGGCCTTCCTTGTCCCGCACGACTTCAATGTGGCCTTGCCCGGTCGCGTCCTTGTCTTTGCAGATGAATTGGGAAAAAGTCGCGACGGAAACATGCTGGTCGTCGAAGTCGAAGGTAATGCGATCGAGCATTGACTCGGCTTCTTTGCGCTGCCGGATAGCTTCATCATCATCTCCTAGCGTCGGGCTAATTTCCCCGGTCGCCGGCGCGCCTTCATCCGTATCGACGAGCGCCCATCCCGAGCAGGCATCGAGGGCGAACTGCCGCACGACCGCGTCGAATGTATCCGACTCGAAAAGCATATCGGTGATGCGGTCGAGGTTAAAAGGCGGCTCAGCATAATTGCCGAGGATAGCCTCCTGATACTGATTCGGGTCGGAACGGGATACGCGCCCTGGAGCCTGATCGGCCTTTTGCGCGCGGTTGGCTAAGCGGATCGTTGAGTTCGACCGCAGGCCCATCAGGGGGTAGGACTGGGGCAGGCTGGAGTAAGTCTTGTCAGGCTGCGCTTGCCGGATTACGACCGAGCGAGCTTCGAGGCTCGCGACTTCGGTTCGCTTTGGGGGTCCTTCACTACTTTGCGCCGGAGCGCCACGTGTGATCATTCATGCCCCTTGCCGCGAATCCCGGGCCGCTATCGACTCGGTATGCCGCGCGGATTGCCTGCTGCAGCCATTCAACCGCTGAATCGCGAATATGACCTTGGAGGATAGCATCGTTGATCCGCGCCAGTCGCTTCTGAATCGGGTCGCCGTTAAGCCGCCAAAGCCAGCGTGCGAGGTTTTTCTCCTGCTCCGTCATCATAAGCTCGGTTTCCAACCGGGAGCGGGGCCAGGACCTGAATGGAGCAAGATATGAGCAAGGTCGATAGCCGGCACCGAATCGCCAAGCGTATTGCGATCTAGTGCCTCGACGCGGATTGCCGCTTCGCCTCCCCAGGCGGGTTGGAATCCAGGCGGCAAGGCCTCGTAGCCAGGGCGTGGCGTCGCCAACTTGACGATCCAGACGCGGGCTAGCCGCATGCAAGGGGGGGCAGCCACCCGGGCTTCGTCTTGGACGCTCATCGAGGCGCTACGGGGACCACCGGATGTTCCCCTGGGGTAGGCGTGGTGAACTGATAGGGCGCCGGCTCGCCGCCTGACTCCCGCTCCTTGAGCATGGCGGTCAGCTGGGCGACTTGGCTCATCAGGACCGAGACCCGGTCGTCAGGTACCGCCTGAGCTGGGACGGGCGAGCGCATCGGCGGTGGCGGCGAAGTCGTCATCACTGTCCCGCCCAGGAGCCGCTCCTGCTCATCCGCAAACGCAATCAGGTCGCGCCCCAGCTTCCGGCATGCTGCAACCTCGGCCGGGCCGCTTGCCATCGTAATCGGCAGCCAGATCACGGCAGGCGGCTCATCGGAAAACCGCGGCGTGATTCCCATGCGCGCAAAGTAGTTATACCAGTGGACGTACTCGGTTGCTCGCTGCTCGACTGACAGTGCTTCAGGCTTCAATGCGTTCTTCCTTTCTCGGAATTAATCGCATGCCGTAGTCGTTAACATCGGTGGGGATTTGAACGCCAGGGCGCAGGATGAGTTTATTCGTCGCGAAGCGACTGTAATCTACGTAGTGATGCCAACGGCCCCAACGGCGGATAATCTTCACGCAGTCGGGATGCTTTTGGTATAGCTCGTTTGTCGCCTTCCACCGCCCATCATCTTCCTTTTTCATGCCAGTCTGGTAATACGGCGCCATCCCACCTTTCATGCTCATCGTTGCCGCCTTTTGAGCTAGGAAGGCGTTGAATAAAAGCGTGCAGTTACCATCCTTGAGCACGCGCAGGTTCAAGTCCGTATCGTCGTTATAAAGCTCCATCTCGTTGCGATAAGGCTTTCCACGCGGATCGCGATAGTCCGTTGCGAGGAGCATATTCGAGTAAACGCGATGGTTGATATAAAGCGGTGGCCATTCGCGTTTCTTGACCAAAAACATGTGGTAATGCATTCCGGAGATCACGACGTTTAAGTAGCGATCGGTGAATTCCTCCATAATCCGCAAGAACGTCCCGTCGGCAAATTTGTATTTCGTATTTCGGTTGAGGCGGAAGAACGCCATGATGTTGTCGTCCATCGTCCAGAACCGCTTCACGCCACTTGCTTGCGCATGGTCCCAGATCCAATTGCGCGTCGGGATAAGCCCCTTATCGCGATGCGGGAGCACGAGCAAGCGCGCTTCTGGTACGCCGAAAGCGGCATAAAGGTCGAACTCTTGCTCTTCCACCACGGCAATATAAGGCACGCCGATGCGGTCAAGAGCTTTAATCGTTTTCTGGGAATGATAGCGCCCCTTTGTGGGGATATAGATCGGATACTGCGGCTGATTAGACGGAGTCGTCTTGATTGCCATTGGGCTCGTCTTCCGTCGTATAGACGAAATCCGTTTCGCTACTGATTTCATCTTCCCTGAGCTTCGGATGCCATATCGCCCGCGTGCGTTCGGTAATCGCCTGATTAATGAGGCGCGAAAACTCGGCCACGTCGTCTTCGTTGCGGAAGTGAACGTGAATCGAGCGGTATGGGCGCTTATCGCTTTGGATAAACTCGGGCATCCCGCCCCACGTCTCGTCAATATCGAGGTTCGCGGGGAATAGAAATCCCAAGTCTTCGAGTTGCGGGTGGTCGAACATCTGATTCAGCGTATCCCAATCCCAGTATCCCGACATCCCTTCAGGTGAGTTATCGATGATGATAAAGCGCTGCCGCTCTTCATCAGTCAGGCCGGAAGCAAGGCGTACCCACGAAGCTGGGACCTCGGTATAGCCCAAACGCATCAGCGCTTCGAAACGTTGGTTTCCTCCAAGGATTACGCCTTGCTCATCGACGATAATGGGCCGCAACTCCATAAATCGCGGATCGCGTTTAATGGATTCCGCAAGCTTCGCCGCCGAGGCTTCGCTTATGCGGCGCGGATTGCGGTCGTTAACGCGTATGGCAGTTAGCGGCACCATCGCACCTTCGCCTAATAAGGCTTCTTTGCCTTCGGCTTGGGTTTCGGCTTCGGCTTCGGCTTCGCCTTTTCGGGCGGCTTCTTGGCTGGCATTTGATCCTCCTCGAATCATGGTGTTGCCCCCTCCGCATCGATCCATGGATTAGGCAATGGCAGGGCACATTCGACGCAGTGGCGACCAACTTCTACTCCGTGTTTGCAAACCATCCGGATTGCGACCCGGTTATCCTCCTCCTTTTGGACTTCAGGTAGCGGCGTAATTCCCCAGTCGGAAAATCGATCCGCTAAGTAGCGCACGACCCGGTAGCGCGATGCGATGTCGGGTAAGGTCTCGATAATGGCAATAACGCGATTCAGCGTTATCGCTTCTTGATCGTAACGGCGTTTGCTCATCCTTATCCCTTATACGAAGTTGCCATGAACGGTAGGGAGGGACTCGACCAAGCGGGCGATTTCACGATTGCGGTCGTTAAACTGGCAACGCGGGCATTCGCGCGCATCGAAGTCGCGATACCGCTCGCGCTTATCCGTACTCGACCACAAATCTTTAAAGCTACGATCCTTGAGTGAGCCTACCAACCCGCGATCCGTATAAGCCGTGATGCAGCAATGGTAGACATTCAAGTCGGCACCGATGTACGTCGTCAGGTGTTGGTACGAGCAGTCGCGATACTCGGGGAATCCGAGCTGCAGGTCTTGCATGCGGTGCCCGAATAGGTTCAAGACCTCAAATCCGTTACTGGAAAACGACTGCGCCTTCCGGCAAAGATCCGCCGCTTCGCTATGGAAGTCGTTGAAGTAAACCGCATTTTCGGGCTGGATCATGGCCGTGATGCGGAAGTTATCCACGCCGAGGTCGCGTGCAATCGCACTTGCCGCGACGACTTCGCGGTAGTTATCGCGATGCACGACGAAGTTCATGCCGATCGTGAGCGTGCGTTTATCACCCCGCTGCTTGACGAGTTCGCGCACGTTGGATAGCACGCGATCCCAATGCTGCTCAGGTACGCGCCGCACATTGCAGTACGTCTCCCGGCATCCGGCATCGAGCGAAACGCGAATCCAGGTTGAGGACAAGACCGAGTCGATAACCTTATCGAGCCGTATTCCATTCGTGATGATTGCCGTTTCGATGCCCAAGCTCTGCGCGTAAAGCATGAGGTCTTTGCAGTCGGGATGGACTGTAGGTTCACCGCCGCCTGTCAGCTCGATTGCCTTTACGCCCATCTGCGCCGCGTCGTAGATAATCTCGCGTGCCTTTTCGGTCGCAATCATCCGGTTAGGATTGTGGTTCACGACGCCGTTATCCATGATGATCGCGAACTTATCCGTGTGGCCTTCGATTCGATAAAGGCAGAATCCGCAGTCTTGATTACACAGGTCGGATAATACGAGCAAGACGTGCACCGGAGCCGGTTGCTCCCCTCGCTTGAGGGTCAGCAACCGGTCCGGGTGCAGTGCTGCCTTGTTGGCTAGATAAGGATTCACGGCGTCTCGGAAGCCACCACGTTGCGGAAATGCACTTCAGGCTTGCCACCGAAATCCGAAAGGTTATCCATATTGCCGAACTTCCAGCCCTGGATATTCTGGCTGCCGGCATAGATTTGGGTCGTGTGTTCAGCGCGTCGCGATTCGCTCGAAACGACTTGCTTGAATTCAGTTGAGGAAATGCGATCCCAAGAGAACGAAAGCGGGATCCAGCGCTGCGGGCGCAAGATAATTCCCGTGTTCCACGTGCGCACGACGAAGTTCGAACCATTCTCGTCGGCAATGTACATGCCGATTCGTAGCTCGCAATTCGTGCCATCGCCGTTATAGAACTGCCAGTCTTGGCGCAGCCAGCCCTTATACTGCGGCGACCCAACAGGCGAATTCCAAGCCTTATGAGCTGAGGTCAGGCAGCCAAGGTGCAATCCGCCCGTACCCTGGGGAACCTTGGCCGTAGCGAAAAAGACTTCGAAAGCGACCTTGCCATCTTTCTTGCGCTGGCCATCAGGGAAGGCGCGTACGCCATCGGCATTCGTGCCCATGATTCCTACCCCGCCTGCTGCGGTCTTGAACTTCGGGGGCTCATCGAGGCAATAATGCTGCCACCATTCGACGCCGCCGCGATAACCGTTTTGGCAAGTCGAAGGAACTGGGGGCGGCTCTGGCGTGCCGCCGTTATCGCCTTCCGAAAAGGCGCCTTCGAAACAATCCGTGACAATTTTCTGGTCGTTTGCCGAAAGCGTATGGCCGTCATGCGTCGCAGCAATGCACTTCGTAAACTGATCGACGCTTTCGGGTGAGATGGGTTTCCAAGCCATTTAACTCTCCTTCGATGCTGCCGTTGCAGCTAGTTCGTAAGCTGCATCAGCTTCCGCTTTCGAGCCACCTGAAAACGCAATCCACTTCTTCTTGTGCTTCTCATGCTCGGCACTAAGACTTTCAACGGCCTCGGTATCAGCAGCATTAACCGACAAGACCGTATCTTCGTTCTCGAACCAAATCGCGTAATCGCGGTCCCAAGTCTTTTCTGCGTATTCGAGGTAGAGCGGAGCCGGTATCGAGCGGTCGCCATTTGAGAGCGTAAGGTTTCGCGGGCCGGTTGCGGCTTGGAACCTGGCGAAGTTCTCTTCCCATAGCGTCCACTTTGCAGTCGGGAAGATCGCGTAAACCTCGGGCGGAACCATCATCCAATCTTCGGGCTGCCGCCAGGCGAGGTCGTGAAAGGCCCCGTATGCGCCTTTTACTGCGTTCAGCTCTTGAATCACCATATCGGCCAGGTCGTCGATATGCGGACCCATTTGCGCCCAGTCGATTAACTGCCGCCCGCCCGACCAGCTCTTAACAGGCTCGGGCGCTCCGGCTCCCGTTATCGTCTGGGGATCCATAAGCGGCGGGCATAAGGCGCGGACGGTAGCGAGGTAAGGGGGAAGCGGATCAGCCCACTCGGGGGGCGGGATCGTCAGGACGTTAAAGTAAGTCCAGGCTCGATAGCCTTTCGCCGCATATTCAGCGGCAAGTTCCTCTTGGCCGTGGCCAATTGAAAATACGAAACCGTCGAAGTGGGGATGTCCCCGAATCTCGGCTTCGGTATAAGTCGTATCCCAGTGCCGCAAGATCATTTGGCTCCCCCGTCCGTGGCTGCCGCGATTACGGATATACGAAGCCGTTAAGTAAACGCAAGGGGAATTTGAATCAGCGCGAGCTGGCTTGAAAGTGCATTGCTGCCCCAAGACCCGAAAGCCGGCAGTCGGCAAGCCACAAGGCGATCAGGCGATCGCCAGTGTGGTCGTTGAGGGAGTAGCCTTGCATCTCCCGGATCAGCTCCTCAACCTCTCGCCGCCCCTGGGGGAACCGCCAGCGCCGCGCATCGAAGTCGGCACCCATGCCACGAATCGACCAGGCTGCCTCAGATCGCTTCGCTGCTGCTCCCGTATATTGGCCAAAGACCCGGATCGCCTTCGCCTCCTCATGCGTGGCTCCGACTGCCCTGACGAGGAGGGGATCGCCGATCAGGGCGGCGAGGTGGTTCTGGGCGGCATTCGTCTCGACCAGCCACTCGCGAGGGCGCATCGTCCGTTGGACTTGGACGGCCTGTTCCAGTAACTCGCGGCCGATCCAGCGCCCGGTGCGGAGGTGGAGCAGGTGCTTGAGCCCGTCATTGCCCCGGCCGATGACGGCCATTGCCGTCAGGTTCGAGCCCTTCGTGTCGCTTGCCCCGAGGTCGACCCCGACCGTAATCCACTTGAAGTCCGAGTCCCGATAACCGCCTCCCCACCACGACTCGGGGTCCGTACAGGCTGCCTGGCAGTCGCGAATCGAGGCAATGGGCAGCAGGCCTGTCGATTCGCTGAGCGGCACATTGAGGAGCTGCCGGGCGTACTCAACTTCGCCTAGCTCAAGGCGCTTAGCCGCCAGGCGGTCGTCTGACCAATGCGTAGGCCAGCGGCACTCGGGCTCGCCAGCGGCATAGCGTGCGACCCGCCAGACGGCCTGCTCCTCCCGTTCTAGCGTGTGCGGCATATCGTCTACATGCCAGGCGTTATTGGTAATCCAGACGCTACCGTCCTCGGTAATGCGCCCGAGCAGGACTTCTTTCAGCCAATCGAAGATATTCAGCCGCCCGGCTTGAGTCAGGCCGTTACGTCGCGTCACCGTGTCGTCGAGGATCGCGATGTCGAACCGCGAGCCCATAATCGCCCCACCGACGCCAAGTGCCTCGATCGAAAAGTCCTTCTCCCGCAGGCTGAACTCCTTGTCGCGGCTGACGAGGATCGAGTTGTGGTGCCAATGCTCGGTGCGATTCCGCCTAACTGAAGGCCGCAAACGAGGATAGAGTTCATGCAAGCGGCCATTCGACTCGATATTCGCCTTGATACGGGAGAGCCACTTCACGGCCTGCGTTGAGGTCTCGGAAATCAGGGCGATACGCAGGTTCGGGTTCTCGCCGAGTTCCCACATCGGGCGCAAAACCGAGAGCTGCTGCGTTTTGCCGTGTTCGATGGGGCCGAAAAGGATCAGGCGGCGGTGGGTCGTACAGAGGTCTTGCCACTCGACGTGGAAGTCGGTGGGCTTGAGGTTGAGGATGTAATCGCCGAGATAAGCTGCGTTAGAGCGGGCGATCGTCTGACGGGGGTCCCACGACTCTAAAGACGGCGTCGTAGATTTCTTGTCGGGCGGCGACGGGGAGACTCTGGAACCGTTCCCGCCAGGCAATGGCTCCGGGGTCTTCAGTGGGGTTGGCACTCGCGGGCTCTCCGTAGCCGGCTTGCTGCAAGACGAGCGGCGTCAAATCGAGTCCATTCAACCGTCGCCGGGCTTCCGATACCCGCAGGATGCGGTCAAGGGCGGCAAACCACAAGCCCGGCGTATCGCTAGAGCCCAGGCGTTGCCAAAGCATGGTCTGGAGGGTATCGAGCCGCTCGTTCTCGATCTTGCGCAGCTCGTGGGCTTCGAGCGAGGGCAGCTTGTGGATATACCGCTTGACGGCGCGATGAGCGGCTTCGGCGCGGCCGTAGCCAATCTGGCGGGCGATCTCGTCGTAAGAGAGGCCTGCCAGCTTCATCTGGATCATCTTGCGGACGCGGGCGGCGGCTTCGAGGGCGTCGCCGCTATTCTTGCGGGGGCGTCCTACGCGAGGCTTTGAGGGCGGTATTTCAGGCAGATCATCGGGTGGGATTTGGTTCCCGTTGGCATCGGTTAACATTTCTGCCTAGAAGCTAGGCAGGTAGCTCCAGAAAATCAAGGGGCTATGGGGGTGTCAAGTTTCTTGGCAGGTGGGAGTGGAGAGTCCGGCAGGATTGGATACCTGCAATTGGCGAGGCTTAGTCCCATCTTGGATCCGGCGCAATGAGCCGGGCAAGATGCGCTACCTCAGCTCGGTTGAGCTGTCTGCACCCCAAGTCCGTGCAAATGGGCAGCGTCGGCACACGATCGTCACTCGCTCATCCGTCTGTCACGGCATTCGTCGCTATCCGAATGGCGGACTCCCATAAGCCTAGTAGTGAGCAACCCAGAATAAAATGGCAGCAATGGTGAGGAACATCCACGCGGAGTGCTCCTCACCACGAAGCTTGCAGACGGCTGCCAGAATGAGGATGAAAGGCGACAAGCCCTAGTTATTGTTTGGGTTACGATGCCACTGGCCGTCGGGTGTAGAGCGGAACTTGGGGGGCTGGCCATCCTTGCGGCGAACCTTAGCCGAGAGGCGGATAGTCGCGGCACCGGCATCGAAAGCCTGGGGCGAACCTTGGCTTTCGAGCTGACCGGTATGCTTCTCGATCTCGGCGCGGAGCATGCGCTGGATGTCCAACGTGCAGTTCATGAGAGTGACCATTTGGGCACCCCCGATCTCATTCGCGATGGAGATGAGCATCGCATCTTTCGTACCAGGATCCTTTGCCTGGGCGACCATGTCGATCATCGCGGAGATGCGCTTTGCCTTGTCGCGAGTCTTGGAGCGGTGGATGAGCCAGGTGATGAACAGGGCAGCCCAGCCTGCAGCGGCGAGCCAAGCCATGATGTGCGAGATCCAGTGGAAAGTAACTAGCATGGGTTCCTCCGTTGGAGTTAATTGAAGTGCGGGTGGTCGGGTTCAAAAGATCGCCGCCGAATCGGATCACCACTCGCTTCCCACCCCGGTTGGTCCTCAGTCGCAACCCGCGAGGACGACGAGGAGTCACGGGCCAGAGCCTTGTCCGTGTCCGATACGGCGACGATTTCGATGCGCTTGATTCCCAGGACGTAGCGCACGTAGGCGAACCAAGCGGCCAGGATCAGGAACGCAAAGGCTAATGAGAGCATAGCGGACCTTTATTTCGATTTCCTGGGCTTTTTATCCGGGCGATGCCCAGCCGATTCAATCAAGGTGTACAGGAGCCCGACTTTAGGGTCCGGCTGAGGGGGCTGGTCGCTACGGGCAATCAAGTGCGTAATCCCGTGGTGAACTCCACCGCATTCGCAGAAGCAGGTAGGGCGCAGGCGGTTGCGGCAATCGTGGAGGCTGCAGCGATGGGGCGTGCCCTTGAGGACGTGCCGTACGCGCGAAGCCCGAATCGTTGTGGCGTATCTCCAATCTTCATGGCCTTGGTAATTGGGGCACCTGTGTTCGTCTCCAGGACGGGGCAAAGGATTGCCTGCTAGCGGTACGTCTTCGGCCCATGCCATTTTGCAGGCGAGGCACCGGATAACATAACGCTGCGTGCTCACTCATTCCTCGGACCAAAATGTGTTTTCGGGAAGCGTGAATTCGTAGTGCCCACCGCGCCGGCTCGATTGCCAGCACATCGCCATGAACATCCAGTTCTTGTGGAGAGCATTGATTCGATCTTCGTTGCCACTCCAGCCGAACGTATGCAATTCGAACTTGCGCCCCGTGAGAACGGCACCACCTTCGTGATACCATTGGCGACAAATATATCCCACGAGCGCCATTAAATCCTGGGCGTTATTAATCGTCCACTTTGCAAGGCTGTCGAGTTCGGCGTCATCTGGATATTCGCTCATTTGGGCTTCTTGGGTCTGGGTTCCGTAAAGACATCTACCATGCGGCTAAGGAATCCCACGAAAAAGAAAAGGCACAGCACTACGATAACGATGGGCCAGAATACGACGAACATCGCCCGCGTAACCTTCGCCGTATCAGGATCATTATCAATCGTTGCAATCCCGGGATGAATGCGTTCGAGCAATCCCGTCAGTACGATGCCGATAACGAGATAACCCGCAATCCAAAGTAAGCAGCTCATTTCATTTGGATCATCGGGATAGCACCACCACCCACGACGAGTGGTTGCTTGCCATCCCATTGGTTGAGCTTCTTCCATTCGAGGACGCGTTCGGTAAGCGATGCGTTCAGCCGGTCGTTCGCTTTCGCTTGCCCATCAGCCAAGGCTATCGTCGCATTCGCCTCTCCTTGAGCACGAATGAGTCGCGATAGCGAATCGCCACGAGCCGTAGCGACAAGCTGCTCAGCTTCAGCTCGCGATTTCACGATCATATTCTGCGCCTTGATAGCTTCCTGCGTGGCCGTGATCGCAGCTCGAATCGACTCCTCAACTCCAGGCGCGACGCGCGGGCGGTTGAGGAATGAAATGTACTCGATGTGAACCGAATCGCCCGACGACCACGAATGCTTCCGCATCGCAACCGTAACCGAATCGATCAGGTCGCTCGATTTGGGTCCCATGATTTCCATCACGCCCATCGTACGGGAGAAGCGGATAAACTCATCTTTGAGTTGGTTGCGGATGGGACCATGAACAATAGCGTATGCATCGTGCCGGTAGCGTTGGAGGAGGTACGGGGCACGACCGGGCGGGATAATAATACCCATTCCGATATCCGCCCGCACTTCCTCTCCCTCACGCGAACTGAATGTAATCGCTTCGTTCGTCGGACTAGTCTCCCGTTTATCCTCCGTGAATTCGTAGGTCTGGAGGAAGATAGGATAGGTGAAAATGTCTTCGGTCATGGGATTGAAGAACACACGTCCGGTACGAATCGTATAATCCTGCACGCCACGGTTCCCACCCCATTGGTTGACCTTGACGCCTTCGTAGCCGACAGGGACGAGTTTCGAGCAGCCGGTGCTACTGAGGGACAGTAGGGCCGCGATGGCGAGCTTTGCGGATGGATTCAAGAGACCTCCGTATGCGATCGATGAAGAGCATGAGTACGACGACGTACAGGGGAACGAGAAGCAGGAATCCGCCGATGTACAGAGTCCAGTTTGTGCTGTTGATGAAGTAGCCAGCAATGCTGAGCACAGTCAGCGTGATGATGAGGAGACAGTAGATCCAGAGACCGAGTCGGAAGTATTTCCAGATCACTGATCCTCCTTTTTGTTCATCTCGGCCAGCTTTGCTTCTATTCGTGCAAGTACAATCCGGTGCCGCCTGGATTCCCGTATTACCTCTTGCAGCATTCCAGCGATCCTCGTCAGATCGTTCTCTATATCGTTATACATTATGGCTCCTGCTCCTGCTGGATTGCCTCCCAGGGTAGGGGTGGCGGTTCAATGTCGATGCCGAATTCAATATCCGACCCCGCGTTGTCTGCCAGGACGGCAGCCATTTTCTTTGCCACATCGCTTACAAGGACGAACGACCGCTGCTCTACCGCCTCGGCGAGCTGCTCCATCGCCCCGAAGTAGATGCGGGAGATAATCTCCATCGTCTGGGAATTCAGCCGCACCGTCCGCAACGTACCCACGCCATCGATCAGCTCTGCTTCTTTGAGCGCATCGATTAGCCGCTTGCCGACATGGCGCTCTGCTTCATCGCGGTTCATCGCACTGGATCCTCATCGCGCATGATCCGCTTCGCATAGCACTTGCCAGCTTGGAATGCATCCTCCGGCAACGGTCGTGTGCGACCGAAGAACGGATGGACGCAATTGAACAGCCTCATCACTCGCTGTGCCGTCTCGGTGTCGTAGTAGCCAGCGTAGTACCCGATGTTCATCCGCTCCATGACGTCAGCTTCATCTCGAGTGCGGGAACTGTTCCGCATATTGTGCTGAATGCAAAGTTCAAGGTATTCTTTGGCTTCGGCTTCGGTTTTGATTTCCATCGCTGCCCCGTACTTCTGACCAATTGTGAGGTTATCCGGCAACCGCTTGACGGTTGTCATCATCATGCGCCGGGACATGCCTTGGTCTCCTTTTCGACCGCTGCGATTAATGTAGCGATCAGTTCGATAGCATTGTGGTGCAAGTAGCAAGCTGCCTCACACTGAGCAGCATCATGCGAACGTCCGACCGTAATCGACCAATCGCCAATGCGCCCCACAACTAGCGGTGTGCCGCTAGATGGAGCCCGACTTGCACGCAACGTGCGATGCGCCACAAAAGCGATTATCTTGACTCCGGTATCGAAACGAAGTACCGCACGCATAAAGAGCCCGGGATTGCCTTCCCGGCATTGGACACTGACCACCCTATAGGGCGGGCGGGCGCTCATCGCGCCCTCCGCTGCCTGGCCACATACGTACCATGACCCACGCGCCGCACCCACTGCCGCTTCGCGAGGCCGCATAAGGCTTGATTCACCATCTTGACGTTAACCGGCTTGCCGATATCGATATGGTGCTTTTTCATCCAGCCCATACACCACTCCGCATCGACCCATTCGCTTTCGGGAGGCGCGGAGCGGACCGCATTCAGGACGACTTGATAAAGCCCGTTGCGGCTTGCACGCGGCCCACGGCCACTGATACGTAGCGGCCGGATGCGCTCTTTGCGCGGCTCATCGGCTGGCGTTCTATCGAAATCGAATACTGATTCATTGCGCTCGCTGAGTTCAGCAAGCGTATGCGGCTGATTATCCTTGCCAACAAGGATACCAGTCTCGCCATTCAATTCGGCGACCATCTGAATCACGTCTTCGAGTTTCTTTCGGCGAACCATCAGTCGTTGAATCTGCGCTTCGATGTCGTCGCGCTCCTTCTTGTAAACATCAGCAATGTCCGACCACATTGAAGTCTCCTTTTAGCGACGAGTCACAGTCCCTGCCGGCCCGGCGTTGTAGATTGCCGCGCGACAAGGTTCACATGCGTAGACAATTCGGTCGCGCGGTTCACTGATGTCCAATGAACCCCGCATAACCGCCGCCCCACAATGATCACAGGGCGGGAACTTCCACTCGCCGTCCTCGCCTGCGATGCGATCGCACCACACACAGACGGTTCCCGGATCAGCCAAGCCGAGGTCGGATACATCATCCACCACGGCGCGACTGATCGCACACTCAGGGCAATAGGGATCTTGCGGATCTCCCCTGCCGACCCAGTAGCAAACTGAAGCACTCATTTGGTTCGCACCCACAGTGTCGCCCAGATGCCGAACAAGCATCCTTCAACCGTGCGCCCAGTAGTGAGCGTAATAACGCAGCAGACCGCAATGCACAGTGGCGTCAATTGTACGAGGAATACCGCAACGGCCACGAGCAGATCGGACACTGCGGCAAGGGGACGCAATAACGGATTCATTCGTCGTCCTCCTCTTCGCGCGGCGGCGCTTCATCTTCAACGGGAAATCCCAGGTTGATATACCCGTCGTAAGTTGCTAAGTCTGGGCGGTCGAGCGCAGTGACGAATCCGATCCAAATAGATTCCCATATCTGCTCCTGCCCAGGATCCACTTCGTTCGCCCGCAAGACGATACGCTGCCGCCACAAATCCACTACTTGATCGTTAGTCATTTGCGACACGCCTTTCCGTAAAACCGAGACACTCCACAATCGGGACAGCGGCGGATGCGGAGAGCGAAATCGATAAGCCGCTCACCAAACCATTCCGCTGCGTCGCCCATGAGTTCGCACAAATACCAGCCCATCACGCTGCCTCTACTGCCGCCGCAAGTTTGACGCGCCGCGCTTCGAGGGCTTCGAGCTGATGGCCAAGCTTGGCATACTCCACATCGAGCTTCAGCTTGCGCGCCTTCAGTTGCAGGTAGCGGAAGTAAGTCGTCTGCTGCTCGGCCATCAGGTCGAGCAATTCGCGAGTCTCGGGATCCATCATGATTTGGTCTCCTTTGCGATCGCTGCCGGGATGCCCAGCAGGCAGAAGGTGCCGTCCGCGAACATGAACATGTAGAATACGACTACCACGAGGCCGATCCACGCTGCCGTCAGCCCGAAGTTGTGGATGCGGCGGCGCCGCCCGCGAGCGGCGAGGCGCACGACTGCACCGTTCGTGCGCGCCAAAGTTGCGAGTTCGCTAGTCATCGTTGCGTCCCGAGTAATCGCCCTGCTCCATCGGGCACATCGGCGGGATGTGATTCCCGTGGCACCCAGGGCAGAACGGAGGCTCAACTTCCTCTTCGGTCGTCCAGTCACACCACTGGCATTCCGCATCGCGGACGTGGTTCTCTTCGTCGCAGTGCTCGCAAGTCCAGAAGTCGCTGATGATCATGGCTCGCATTGGATTTACCCCTCGTCGCTGTACATGCCGTCGTAGATGCGCTTCATTTCCGCTGCGTGCGCCGCATCCCGGGCCGCCATGAGCTTCGCGGCGAAGCTCAATTTGCGTGCAAACCACCGCCGCTCTGTGATTACGATCTCGACCTGGTCGCCGACCTTCAGACCCGGGATCATCGTCTGGCCAATCAGCATCGTCTGGCTCAAGTTCGTCGGCTCGTCGTCATTAATCTCGATCAGCTGGCGCTGGTTGTTCGCCTTGGTGCACTTGCCCCGGAGGATTTCTTCGATGATCATTTCTGCTCTCCGCTTCGCGCGGCCCCATTGCCGCACACATATATACATTGCAAGGCCGGGGCCATTCCTCACGCGGTTAACTGCAATCGCCACATAGCGTCAGGTTGGGCTTTCGCGCCCACGGTGGCATCCTGCAATCGCACGCATTGCCGATTGCCATGCAGGAAAAGCAGCGCGGCCCCAGCGATCCCACCGGTCGCGTTACTGAAGCTACTCCCGGGGCAGGTTTGCCGCATAAGCGGACAATGTCCTGCTTCGTCCCGGACGCTCCGAGGGTTACTCGACTTATAGGGCCGCGCCGCAAGCATCACCGAATCAGGCTGTTGAGGGTTTGCACGCCGAGCCACGTTGCAATCGAGCCGACGATCCACACCGTTGCCACGAGGTACGCCAAGGTTCGCATCACAGGGCTCCTTTCCACTTCGCTAAACGCTGCGTCGAATCGCGCGTTCATGATGCGATCCGCGCGTGGATGTGAAGGTCCGAACGGATCGTGCCAGTCCGGTCGATGAAGCCCGGCGAGCACCCGCAGCGGCACCCGGCTTTCTGGCTCCAGGCGAGGTCCGAAGGCTTGCCGACGAACCCCATCGCAACGACGACCGGCCACACGATCTGCTTGCGCCACTCCGTATACGGGCGGCGACGACGCTCCTGAAGGTTCTGGACGATGTCCTCGCCAGCCGGCCAGACGTAGATTCGCGCCTTCTGCTGGCCAGGATCGAACGGCCGCTCGTTGACATCGACCTGCACCGCCTGGCGGCTCGGAAAGCTGATGTTGATCTGCGAATCCATCTCGGTCTCCTTTTATGCGCGGCCGCCTTGACGCCGCCCTGTCGGGCTAGGCTACCGGAGCCCTTTCGCTTGGGGCCAGCCGCGCACACCATCCACATATTGCAAGGCCGGGGCCACAAATCAGGGAGTTAACTGCAATGACTACCATGCGATTGAGTGTGCGTTCTCGCCCATGGGGGCTTTTTGCGATTGCATAGCGGGCAAAAAGCCCGCATCAGAGAGGCTGCAGGGGAGAAGCGTAGCCGGTTGCGGAAAGGAGACCAAACCATAACCGCAAGCTGACGACCTTGCTTCCCCCCTGCGAACCACCGCTCCGCTTATCTCCACAACCACCAGAAAATATCAACCAAGACTAAGAGCATGTTCGCTCACCTCCTCAGAAATCTAGATTCACGCCCCCATAGGGGAACCACCAGAGCGCGTCGTGCCAGGTGATAACGCAAAGCGCTGCCACCATAATCGCGAACGCTACCAAGGCGAGCTTGTCAGAGAGCTTCATGGGAACTTACCGGCCCGCGAGCACGGCCTGCTTAACCTGACCCCAAGTTGCCGTCTCCACTCCGCTCACGCGAGCCGCTGGCTTCACTTCGGCCACAATCTGCCGCTCGCTCCACCCGCTGCCATTGCCTGAGCCATCGCCACAATGTGCAGAAGGCTCGTTCGGTCCGCGTCTGATTGAACACTCATCGATATCCAATCCAATGATTGCTTGATCTATCGTCGCCATTGCCGGCGACGCTATCGCCGCGAGCAAGAGCACTACCGCCGCAATCTTCAATCGGTTCATGGTTTTTTCACCTTGTAACGAATCCAGAAACTAGACTCGTCGGCGAGGACGACGCGCAGCGAGTCGGGAACCTCCCCACCCTTCCGCACAACGGCTAAGTACGTTCTATCTTTCTCTTCGTCCACTTCCCGGAATTGCGGGCAAAACGCCAGCGCCTTGACTTGAATCGTATCCGCTGGCGCCGCAATCACGAAGCGCAATGGCTGCGCTGCCTTCGGCGAATCTATTGAGATTACGCGCTCGCGCAATCCAACGTCACCAAAGCCGACGCAGAGCGCATACGGACGCATGACCCCTTGCGAGTATTCCTCCGATGACGGTCGGCCCCGCGTGAAAGTGCGGTCGGTGAACCACCACCCCGAGTCGGGAGCCGCAATCGCCGGCGATTGTGTTGCTGCTACTAGCAAGAAATACCACGGTGCGATCATGCAACTACCTCTTCTAACTCCACCACGGCTTCCCGCATCGCCACGGCGCGAAGGATTCCTGCGACTTCCGCAGGCGTCTTTTCCTTCCCCCCCTCAAACCAACTCCCCACCCCATCACCGCCGAGATAAACCTCGATCATTTCTTCCAAGCCATCTGCTGCGTTATGCGTCGCCTTGCCGCAATGAGCAGGGCGGTGGATGATCCCGACCAGACAAAACTGTACCGCTTCGGGATCAGTGCTGTGAGTCATTTCCCCATGCCGCCGCAGTGCCGTCTGCGGACCCGTGCGCACCAAGATATGCGGGAAGTGATCCAGCGTATCGGCGAGCACAAGTGCCAGCTCACGGGGATCGTTAATCGGCTGATGCCCATTGCCGTTGCCGTTCGTCGTTGCCATTAGAGTTTATCTCCTTTCCCAAGCAATCGGCGGCGCCGCTGCTTGATCTCCGTTGCTTCTTTCCGCACGGCACGAGCTTGCCGGCGGCCCATCTCCTTCAACATCTCTTCGCGGACCAAAGCCGTCGCTTGATCGCTAGCGAATTCATTGAGCGGATCGTTAAGATAACCAAGTTGATCATCGCTATCCATCGCATCGAATTGCTTCATCGCCTTCCGCACGGCAAGCCGCCAATCCACTTTCGCGACCTCGAAGATACACCTGAAGAGCGGTGCCGTACCGGTGCGGATATAAACCACGCGCGGGCGACCGCTGAGTTCGGGATCGAAAATCTCAATCGCCTGGTATGAATCGATGCGCATATTTTCATCGAGCGGCGGTTCGTTATAGACTCGTGGGAACTGCACAAACTCGCCGCCATAAGGCACATTGGTGAACGACAAGTCGATCGCGCGGACGACAGTACCGCGAGTGGGTTCTTTATTCCCGATCGCCTTAAATCGTGCCGCTCGATCCGCTCTCATTATTTCCCCTCGCCGGCGCGCAACTAACCATCCTGATTCAGGCTGCGTTATAAACGTCTGCACTTGTTTAACCGAATCCCTTACTGCTTCAGTAATTGATTCCCGTATCGCTGCTGCTGTTAACGGACGGCCTTCCATGGCCGTCGCAGTTAGCGATGCAAGTTCATCAAGCGTGAAGGTATTCGCCTTCGGCAGCGTTTGAAATGGCATCTTCACCCTGCCCATTTATACCCGCCCATCCGTATTCGCGGCGAAGCGGCGCCGGGGAGCCGGTACGATCATCGCATCGAGTTCAACCTTGATCTCCTCCATTCCCGTCCGCACCCGCTCGCGGATCATATCCACCGAGCGAATATCATCCGGCTCGACACCGGCGATCAGGTTGCGCGCCTTCGCCGCGAGGTCTGCAAGCTCCTCATCGCCGGTAAGGTTACGAGCGGCAAAGGTATCGATGAACTCCCGTACCTTGACGATCGCGCTATCGCGCAGCACCATCCGCTTCCCATCTTCCTTCGTCCCCAAGCGGTCAGCCAAATGCCCGACCAGCCCGGCAAAGGACGCTCGCAAGGCATCGCGAATCTCGCCATAGGCTTCCCGCCACTCCAGTTCGACGCGTGCCTTTTCGCGAGCATAAAGGTCTACGTTAAGCTGTTCGAGCGCGCGCGGAATATCAATCGAAAGCCAATTGGTGCGGACGTTGAAGAGCAACTCAAGGATCCGGGGGTCTGGATACTCCTCTTCCCGGTAGTGTTTCCCCAGCCGCCGCGCAGCATCGACCTTGAGGCCGGAGTAAACTTCCACGAGTGCCGCCACGAGTGCTTGCCGCTCGGCGATAAACGCCTGCGCCCGCTCATCGACTTCCAAAACCATTGCGTTGGGCATCAGCCGCATTCCGCCGCGTAAGAGGCGGCACGGCACGCTACGCACCCGTAACCATTCCTTGAAAGCCGCCGCGTGGCTATTGAGGGCAATCAGCGCCTTGCGATCGATCAAGTCCTTGGAGACGTGGATCAGGTCGGGATCGGCGCCGTCTTGCTCCTCGCCGATGAGCCCGCTCAGCGGCATCGGTCGCCGCCAGAGCGGTGCGCTGACGTAAAGCTCGAAAATGACCGAGCGCGAAGAGAGGAGTTCAGCCGCATTATCAGGTGCGGCGGCTGGATTTGAAGTAGCAGTGCTGATCGTCATGGGATTGGTCTCCTTTACGATTGCCTTACTAGTGCTTGTGCTGCTCGTGGTCGTGGTCGTGATCGTGGTGTTCGTGATGGCCTTCGCGTACCTTCTCCTCTTTTACCTCGCCACCCATTAACTCCACCATCAGCTTGAGAAAGTCGTCGGCAGCCTTGTGAGCAGGCCCGCCCATGTCGCCAGTAACGACCTTGATCGTACCGTCGGGGAGGACCACAACATCCATTTGGCCTTTGGGCATTCCCATCGTTCATTACCTCCGCATCACAGTAACGTGCTGCGCATCGTTACGGTCCTGCACCAATGACCAGCCGAAGCGCTTCGCAGCCGCGCGAACCGTTTCCATCGCGTAAGCCCGCTTTACTTCGTTAATGACTTTTTCATCGCCTTCCGGCACTTCAATCTTGCCGCCGAAAATGCGGGCATAATTGCCATCTTTTGAAGCGACAATCACGCCGCTGCTACTCGTATTGATATGAAATCCAGCGGCCTTCAAACCAGCGAGCAAGATGTCCCGGTTCGCCACCTTGAAGTCCATCCGGATCGTCCGCACGGCATCGCAAGGCATTACTTGGTCTCCTTTCGATCTTGCATCCCGAGTTGCTCCTTAAGCAGATCCATTTCGGCGCGGTGTTGCTTTTCCCTTGCTGCAGATTTGCTCCACCGCTTCTCATCCCGCTTCTGACTCCACAGCGCCAGCGCGCCGATAATCAGGAATATGAGAAAGACGAACAGCACGAACCCCGCCAGGCACACGAAGAAGGTCACGATGGCTTCGCTTACGCTACCCATCAGATTGCTCCCTTCGCTGTCATGCGCCGCACCGTCGTCGTCACCTTCGGCATCTCAACCTCATCCTCCACTGGCATCACATACCGGCCAGGATACGCAGCCGACAAGAACCGCCCGTTCGCTTGCCGCCGCAATTCAGCAATCTGCTCCGCTGCTGACGTGCGCACCGGCACGATGAATGCTGCCGCTTCGGTCAGCGGGATATTGAGCCGGTAGCTGAGCAAGCAGCATTGCTTGATTTCAGCCCCCGTCCACCCATTATCATCCGGACGCTGATAATTGAGTTCGTACCGCGTTGCGTGGATATTCCAAATGGCATCCCGTTCAGCCGCATCCGGCAAGTCGAAGTAAAAGGTGCCGAGTGTGAACCGCCGCTTGAGTTCAGGCGGCAGTGCTGCTTCACGGTTACACGTGGCAATGAACATCGCGCGCCCACCACCGACGGCCGTAATGACCTTGAGTGCCGCCCGCATCCGCGCCTCGGTTTCGCCGACGAGCGAGTTCATCGTGCCGCCGAGGTCGAATACGATCGTCAGCAAACCTGCTTCCCCGCCCACGGCCTTCGCAATGAATGACTTGCCGCACCCAGGCGGGCCGACGCAAATCATCCCGGTCGCTTGCGTATCCTCCATGTACGTGAGCATCTGCTGGTGCTGCCGCTGACTGACTCCCGAAGAATCGCCGATGCTGCCGATAGCACCCGCCATGCTTTTTTCAATCTCGTCGATGAAGACGATCACGCGCGGCGATTCGCGGCCGGCAAGCATCAGGCGGATAAACTTTTTGATCTGCTCGTTGCCCCCAATATCATCGAGCTTTTCGCTGCCCGCCCAGACCGAAAGCCCTGGCGTATCGCCGATCATCTTCCGTTTGCGTTCCCACAGGCCGTCGATATCGAGCGTGCCGTCAAGCGACATCGCCGCGGCCTGCTCAGCCGGAAAGGCGGCTAACCCTCGCAAGGCATCCACCGCCCGATCGGATCCACCTTCAGGCAACGCAATCGGCGGTTCGTAAGCGGCACACAATTCAAGGACGATCCGCTTGAGTTCGCTATCATCCGGCAGCGGCTCATCGAGGAGCAGTACGTCGTTCGCGAGTTCAGCCGGCAAGCGGAACGATGGCCCGAGGAGGACGAGCGTCCGCAGCGAGCCCTTATAGGGATCGCGCAGGTTCCAAATCCCCTGGATATGGGACGGATCGCTCATCAGGCGGTTCGCGCCGTACATAAACAGCACTGCACCACCACGCATAGGATCGGGTGCGCCGGGAAGGTTCTGCGCCATGCGCAGGCAATCCATCGGCATGAAGGTAACATCGGCGGGGTCGAGCTGTCCTTGCGGCGTCGCCATCATTGCCTTGACAGCATCGATCCCCGCCTGCCCGGCACCTTTCCAGCCGCGCACGCTATCCCATTCGATGACCGGCGTATCGATAGCGAATGCCTTCTCCCGCAAGAGCAAGACCGTCGCTGCAGGATCCGGGGTTTCGATGGCGATAATAGGAGTGCCGGCACGGCGAGCCGCCTGAAATGATTCGATGAACTTACCGATCGTCATTTCGCCACCCCCCTCACGCGCAGCACTGCCTTGCGTGCGATCAGTGCTGCAGCCCGCGTGCCGTTGTCGTCGCCGACGATTGAACCGCCCGCTTCGATCGTACGGATCGCGTGGAACTCGCAGACGTCGATGCCGTTGAAGGCGTAGATGTCGCGGTTATTCCGCATCACCTTCACGCTTGCTTCGTTCGTACACCAGCGGCACGTCATGGCGTCACCTTCAAGCCTTCCCATCGCTCGTCGCACATCATGGCGTGCATGACAAGGAATACCTCCACGGCATTCTGCAGGTGGCAAAGGTATGCGAGCACACCATTGGGGTTATGAGCAGTAGAATTCACGACGAACGACCAGCGCTGCCCATCGTAATTAATATCTTCGGCACGAGCCCCGAGGCTAACCGCTTGCTGCAAAGCACCGCGCCACGGAAGCTTGCAATCTTTGCGCGGGATCGGCTGGTCACTCCCGACGTAAACCTCGGCATCGATCCCCGAATCGAACTTGATATGCGCCCGCATGTACTGCGTATGCTTGCAGTCGCGCCACTCGAATGCCGTGATTTGGTAAGGCAATGCGGTCGTCATGAGATCGCCTCTTGGCAGTTCGGGCAGTACGGCAAGCCGTTTGAGGATTCATCGGCAGGCCACCCGCCATCAGTCATCGGGCCGAAGCCGCACGAGCGGCAAGGCGCACTGCCGAGGATCTTCACGAGCGCATCGCGCACTTCCGCATCGCGCTTGATCGTCAGTTCCGCATTGCGCGCATTCGCAATCAGCTGCCACTCCTGCGCCATGGCCGTCGCCGAAGTTAGCCGGCGAATGAATGCCGTCGTCGTCTCGGCAGTCTGGCTACCCCATGCACTCCAGTTGACCTCGACGACCCAGTTGCTCCCCCACCGCTTATGCATGTAAACCGTGGCGACCTTGTGGGCTTCACCCTTGCTATCCACAAACCCGAATTCGATGTTCCGGTCGCCATCCTCACCGCGCGGCATGTATTCGCGGTTGTAGTCTGTCGTTTCCATTTTGGTCTCCTTTTTCGAGGCTTGAGGCTCACTGCAGAGTCCGGACCGGAGGACGCCGCTCCCGGATGGTGCCTTCATCGAAGGGGGACCTATCCCCCGATGGACTCCGCATTCATCCGTTTGGGCTCTGCAGTGAACCGTGCGACCCATGCCGCACACCACATACACATTGCAAGGTGGAGGCCAATCGCCTGCCTATCTAAGTTGTTTGCTTGCATTGCGTTGCGGCTTCAGTCTCGGGGATGCTTGCGGCGGCAGGGCTTTTTGCGATTGCATGGCATGCAGATTGCCATCGCCCACTAGGGAGGCAGGGAACCGAGCGTCCAATCCCCCGATATAACCGCCCGGCCCCTGCCTCCCACCCTGCAGTCACATTATATACAAACTCCCGTCTCAGGTACCAAAAAAGATTCATGTGGTAAGTTATATTCTTGCCATGCGTTACGCCATCACGAATGAGTTTGCCACCTGCATCGGGTCAATATATAATGAATGCAGATCGAAATGGAGGCCAAAGTGGACTTAACGGATGAACCCGAAACCGTGGTTGAACAAGACGCGCTGATGCTCGTCGGACCACCGCCAGGGCTTGTGGAATACCAGCCGGGCGCAGTCCTGGCGAATGCGAAACGGGCAGCGGAAGCCCTGGCATCGATCATCAGCCAGAAGGCACGGCCGGTCATGATGAACGGCCAGCAGTACCTCGAATTCGAGGACTGGCAAACGGTCGGACGCTTTTACGGGGTCACAGCTTGCGTGGAAGGCAGCCCTGAATACGTTGAATTCGGCAGCGACGTACGGGGCTTTAAAGCAACGGCTGTGGCGCTCCATCTGGGGAGCGGCAAGGTAATCAGCCGCGCGACAGCATACTGCCTCACGGATGAAGAAAAGTGGCGCGGTCGCACGAAGTACGAATGGGCGTACGTCACGACGGACGGTACCCGCGAAGTAGAGGATCCCGGAAAAGACCGCATCGTCTGGGAACCGAATCCGAATAAGCCAGGCAATCGCCCCAGGAAAGAGCGCATCGCTCTCGGCACCGAACCCGTACCGCTCTTCCAGATTGCCTCGATGGCGCAGACCCGAGCATGCGCCAAAGTCCTCCGCAATGTCCTCGCCTGGGTTGTCGTCCTCGCTGGGTACCGCCCGACGCCTGCCGAAGAGATCGATGGTCAAGTTATCGAGCCGGGGCAGGAGCGAATGCCGGGCGATCGCCTGCCGCGTCGCATGATGATGAATGGCGAGACAAAGGCTAAGCCTGCGCGGAAGACTGCAACGGTAACGGAAGGCATGGAATACATCAGCGAGCCGGAAGCAGGCTGGGTGCCCACAATGGTGGCGAAGAAAGAGCTGATGGCCAAGCTCAAGGCGGCGAGTATCGAGACGAAACGCGAACGTGAAGACGGGCCGCTACTCGCTTGGTTGTCGCGGGATCTGCAATCGCTATCGGGATTAGGTTACAAGGTCGAGTTGGGTGCACTCAATAAAGCTTCGTGGGATGCACTGACGCTCGCATTGGATCAAGTTTTGGGGATCGCGAGTGGCGTCGATCAAGAGTCTGACGCGACAGCAGCGGCAGATCCGAAGCCTTCCTCCAGGATGAAGGCCGACCAAGCGGGTTTGTCCGAAGCAAGTGCGGTCCCCAATAAATCTGTCAAATGAAACCGAAGCCGATTACTCAAGATGAACTGAAAGCGCTTATCCAAGATGCTTGGATTGAGGGCAATGAAGCAATGCGTGAGATTGCTCCCGATTCTAGTGATGCGCATTTTGGTTTCGGAGTCGCATTCGGCGTAATCCATCGCGTGTTAATTGATAAGGCCGCGGAATCCGGCGCAGTCATCAGACGACAGAAGCGCCGAGAGGTAGCGTTGCAACGTCGATCAATCAAAAAGGTTCCCCTCCAAGGAGGAGAATAAATGGAAACAGCAACCGAAATCAAAAAGCGTCGTCCACGAGGAATGCCCAAAGGCGCCAAGGATCCGGACCGCGCATTTGAACAAAAGTGGGAAGGTCAACTCAGCCAGCGCAATCACTTTCAAAAGCGACATGCGTTGCTATCCGCCATTCAGCGTTTCAACTACGTCGTGCCGGAGATACGGGTCGGGGTTATCTTGGCGGATCCCGTTCCTGATGAGCCGCCGGCACCCGATGCGACTTCCTAGGAAGTCGCCCATAAAGGGCTAATACGAACGCCGAGGTAAAACGGAGATCGATCATGAAACGCAGTGGTCAAGGTGAACTGCCGAAGCGCAAGCGTTCGACAGTTGATGAACTCAACCGCAAGTGGGCCGAGGACCTGATGAAGCAGGCGACCGAGCAGGCGAACGGTGGCGAGGAACCCGAAGGGGAAGCTGCCGCGAAGCCACCGAAGACGGTCAAGGAAGTCAGGATCCTCGAACCAAAGTTTGAGGAGATCATCGTCAAGATTGTCGGCGACACGCCGCTGATTATGCATGCCTGGTCGAAAAAAGCGATTGGCATGATGGAGGCGGCACAGCAGCAGACTGACGATCCAACGATCAAGAAAGGTACGCGGAAAAAGAATCTGCCGGCGCGGGTGCCGGAAGAAGAATTCCGCGATGCTATTCAGCTGACGGCTGATGGCAAGCCGGGAATCCCTGCGGTCATGATCAAGAAGGCGATGGTCGAAGCATGCAAACACATCGATGGCATCCCATCGACTGTGGCCATGTCGTCGATCACGGTCATTGGTGATGTATTGCCGATCGAAGCTTCCGAAGCGGTCATGCGGACCGACATGGTGAAGATCGGTCCGTGGTCGAATCGAGTGGCCACTCCTCGGTATCGGCCTGAATACGCCGAGTGGTCGTGCGTGGTTCACATCCGGTACTGGGCTGATAAACTCTCGGCGGACCATGTCGTGAACTTGCTGAGCATCGCAGGCTTCACGAATGGGCTGGGCGAGTGGCGGCAGCAGAAGGGTGGTAACTACGGCGCGTTCCACGTCGAGGCTACGAAAGACAACAATGGCTAGAATCAGCACGATCGGCTGGAAATCGTCGGCGAGTTACATGCTCGGTAAGGCCAACAAGTCAGCCGTTCTCGCCCGGCTGATGGAGTTGAAGCGGCGGCACGGAAACCGGTTCAAACCGGAGCATATCTTGCGCGATGCGCGAGATCACAATTCGCCCCTGCATCCTGTGTTCGAATGGGATGATGCCGTGGGGGCGGAATCGTGGCGCTTGCATCAGGCTCGCATGTTGATTACGCAAGTGGTAGTCAGCATCGAAGAAGATGGCAAGACGCGGGCTCCGGTGAAGGTGTTCCATTCGGTAGTCGTCAACGAAGAGCGGGTTATCGAGGATCTGGAAACAATCATGTCAGATGAGGAGTTGCGAGCGCAACTGCTGAATCAATGTCTGACTGACATGAAGCGGTTTCAGTTGAAGTTCGAGAACCTGCGTGAAGTGGGCGATGTGATTCGTGCGATGCGGCGAGCAGCGCCGGCGATTGCACGGAGAACAAGACGACGTCGTCGTCCGGTGCCGACCGGATAGATCCCGGTTGGGGGTGTCCAATCTCCTGCCGCTAGCGGCAAAGGGGAGACGAACTATCGGGTGGAACTGGAAGGGTCGCTACCTTCTCACCTGGCGTGAGTGCCCGAGCCCCCTTACTTTCTTTGACTGGGTTTGGATTGGTGGTGTTGGGATGGGCGAGGAAAGGAGCGGCGGGGTTAGGACTGGCTGCAAAGGTGAGGCTAGGCGAGGAGCGGAGTCGGAATGGAACGGCAGCATTGGTGCGGCTTGGTCGTGAGCGGTCAGGTTAGGTCCGGCAGTCGGGACTTCGAGAAGATCATGAAAAGCGCTGCGCGAATCATGAAACGCTACTGGAATGCGCTTCGCGAATTAGCTCGTACGTAACGGTACGGCTCGGAGTGGTTAGGTGCGGTCAGGCGCGGACTGGCAGCATTGGTCAGGCCTGGAGTGCATTGCAGCGCATGGGAATGGCAGCTGTGGTTTGGAGCGATGGGTCCGTTGAGGTGGGGCGGGACCGCATTTGGAGCGGCAGCATTGGCATGGTCCGGTTAGCAGCGGCTTGGATCGGACGGGCAGCTGAGGTTAGGTGAGATTAGAAGTGGAGTGGGAGGCAGCATAGGTGAGGCAAGCAATGGAGCGGAACGGCCCGGTTCGGATAGGCAGTAGTGGTTAGGACAGGAGTGGTCCGGCGCGATCGGACGGGACAGGTCCGGCAGCATGGGTGGGGACAGGAGTGGTAAGGCGCGTGCGGACTGGAGCGGCAGCATTGGTGAGGTGCGAATGGCGTGGTGTCGATGGGAAAGGATCGGAGAGTTCGGGATTGGAACGGCAGCAGAGGTCAGGTCCGGATGTAGTGGTTTGCTCCGGCCAGGTTTGGAAAGGCAGCAATGGGTGCCGATTGGCAGGGTTTGTTTCGGACGGGCAATGGTGAGGCTTGGGATGAAGCGGAGAGGACTGGCTGTTTTGGTTAGGCCCGGCAAGGACCGGATCGGATGGGCTGCAAAGGTTGGGTGAGGCGAGGACAGGTTGGACCGCATTGGACCGGCTGCAAAGGTGGGGTCAGGCTTGAAATGGAGGAGAAGGGCTGCATCGGAATGGTTAGGTGCGGTTCGGTTAGGCAGCAGCGGTACGCAATGGAAGGGTTCGTTGCGGCATGGTCAGGTTCGGAAGGGAAGGGAAGGGCTGCAAAGGTGTGGCCAGGAATGGCAAGGCTTGGCTAGGAATGGAACGGCAGCACAGGTTTGGCTAGGACCGGGCGGTGAGGATGGGAATGACGCTGAGCGGTGGCGCAACGGTAGCGCAGCGCGCTGTTAACGCGAAGGTTGCAGGTTCGAGTCCTGCCCGCTCAGCCAAGCTTTTTGCATAACATTAAGCCATGACTCAAGTTACATTACAATACTTGGCGGGCGGCATTAACCGCGAGATGGTGCCCAGTGCATTCCCCCCTCGGCTTCGGCTTTTAAACCCAGGGAAGGGTTTACGCGTGCCCGATTCCGACCAGCCGCCCGTTACGAAACGCCGCAATCACCGCGAAGGCAAACCGCCAGCATTTCAACTTTACGCAAGCGACATCCTCGTCGATGAACGCTGCGCGGTAATGACTCCAGCCCAATTCGGATCCTATTGCCGCTTACTGTTTTACCACTGGCGGGAAGGTTCCGTACCGGCTGATCCTGAAAAGCTCGCCCGGCTGACCGGAGTTCACCCCGGCGCTCAATGGCGAGCCGTCTGGAAAGGCATCGCCGAGTGCTTCCAACCTCACCCTGAATTGCCCGGCCGACTGATCCAGTTTCGCATGTACGAAGAGCAGATTCTGCGCAGCGTGAACGCAAAGCGACAATCAGAATCCGCATCGCGTGCCGGCCGTAAGTCCGCACAAGTACGTGCCGCCATGCAACGACCCGTTGAATTTCCGTTGAACGACCGTTCAACCATGCATCTACATCTGCCTCTGCAGCAAGATAGAGGTAGTTTGGAGGGTCTTCCTCAGAACGAAATTCTACCTCTGACCGATACATTGCCCGCGAAGGTCTCCGCGGGCGCTAGGCGTGGTCGCAGGGTGAAGCAGATGCCCGGGGAGCCAGATGGGTTCACCCGTTTCTATGCCAGGTACCCACGGAAAGTCGATCGCGCCGAGGCTCTGGTCGAGTGGAACCGCCTGAAACCCGATCAAGAGCTGGAAGACCGGATCATCGCAAGCATCGCCGTCTGGGAACAAACCGAGCTATGGCGTGAAGGGAAGATCATTTACCCGAGCCGGTTCTTGAAACGGCGCCGCTGGGAAGCGGTACCGCCTACCGACGATGCGACGGTGGATTGGAAGACTGGATTCTTGGCTAAGTTCAACGCAAATAAGGAGAAAGGCCCTTGACTCCGGAGGAGTTTACGCGTGGTTTCGAGCGGCTATGCCGGGGGCATAACAGCGCCGTGACGCACGAGCGAGCTGAGGCGACGTACAGGGCGATCGGCAAGTGGCCTCCTGCGGCCTGGGAGCATGCCGTAGATGCCCTGCTGATGGATCCACGGATGCCGACGCGCGAGCGCCTCCTGGGAGCCCTGGAGGGCGCCTACGAGCAGATCAAGCGCAACACCCCGGTATTCGCTAAGCCGAGCAAGCCGCTACCGGACGAAGAAAAGCCGGATCACGAGTACGGGCAGGCGCGGATGGACCTGATCAAGGGCATTCTGAGCAAGCGAATTGAGTTCAACTCGGTGCCGGATAAGCTTTTAACCTTAGCCGACCGGTTCCCGAGCCATAGCGACGCGCTGGTGCGCGAGGCGGCAACTTGGGCCGAGCATGCGTCTGCCCGGCATCAGGTCGGAAGCGAACCGAGACCCTCGGACTCGATCGCAACCGGGCCGGATCGCGCACCAGCGCCCGCCCAGTTAACTTTTGCCACCGAACCCATGCTGGCACCCATCCTGAGCGCGGATCGCGTCCTGGGGCCTCTCAGGCCCCTTCCCGACCCTGGCCAATTTTTGGCCACCACGCCCGAAACGGAGGACGAGGAGGATGATCGACCACCCTTCTGACGAACACCACCCGCTCGATTGCGCCGAGTGCGGCAATCAGACTCACGAAATGCATCTGCATGCGCGTTGTCACATGGACTCCCCGTTGTGGGTTGTGTCGCTCGACAGCGGGACCGAGTTTCGCATCGAGTGTGCCGAGTGTCGGAAGCCTGTCGCGACGTTCGGTGTGAAATACATCAAGGGCAGCAGCGGCAAGATCATTGCCGGGAGTGAGTGAGATGCCTTGCAGTGGCGAGCACATGAATGCAACGCCATACGAGATCCAACTCAGTCGCGTGTTGGCATTGCAACGGGAACTAGATGGTGGCAATCCTCCGGATCAACACGAGTGGCACGGTTATGGACTGGGATACGGCATCGCAACGAAGGACGTAGTTGATGAAGCCACCGCCCGCTTGTGTGCGCGCCTGGAACCCATGGCTACCGAAGAACTCCAATCGCATTCACTAGAACTCCAAATCTGGTGGCGTGATCATCTGATCTCCGATGTGAAGCGGAAGACCATCGAAGAGTATCGGGCAAGCCTCGATCGCATCAAACAACGCGCACTTGAGAAATTGACCGATGCTGAACGCATCGCACTGGGACTGAAAGATGAACTGGGTTGATTGGCTAGCGGTTATCGCAGCTCCGCTTTTTGCTCTCCTTGGATTCATCGTTGGGCTGATGCTCGGCAGGAGCGAACGGAAATGAGCCTCTACTACGACCGCCTAGGCCAGCCGATTTTCAGCTTCGTGTGGAGCGAGAAGATCGAAAATCGGAAATACGCACGCATTGGATATAAGCGATTTGGCGGTCTGCGTGTTTCAACCGTGTGGCTCGGGCTTGATCATGGCTTCGGCGATGGTCCGCCGCTCATCTTCGAAACGATGGTGTTCGACAACTACTCCGGCAAAGGGATAATGCTTGACGGCAAACCCATCGGCTTGATTGCCGGCAAGGATCGATTGCAGTGGCGCTATGCTACTGAAGCTGAAGCACGCAAGGGTCACATGCGAGCCGTCTACCTCACATCGCTAGCAGCAGCGCGGCGACGAGCACGAAAGCGCAAGCGATGAGTCGCGCGTTCCTCGGTCTTGATCCCGGCATGGACGGTGCCGCCGTGCTGCTCGTCGATGGCAAGTGCCTGACGTTTGTCTTTCGCGACTTCACGATCAAGTCTCCAAGCCGGGGACGGCAATGGAACGACCGCGAACTGTACCGCACCCTCAACGATGTCATCGGTACGCAACGCATCCTGGATGAACCCATTGCCGTGCTCGAATCCGTGCGTGGTCAACCGGGTGCAGCGACTTCGTCCGTATCCATCGGCACCAGCTTCGGCATCCTGCTCTGCGCCACGACGGCTCTCAACCTGGAACGCATCATCGTTCAACCCTCGGCCTGGCACCGCAAGCTATTCGGCAAAGGAGCCATGGGCGATCCCAAGGCGCGAGCCGCTGCCTATGTGCGCGATCGCCTTCCCAACTTCGATACGACGTGTGGCGGGCGGTTTCGTGTGCCCCACAAGGGTGTCATCGATGCCGCATGCCTTGCTCTTTACGGTCGAATCGTCACGGAGGGACGATGAAAGTTAGTTTGTCGGCAGAGACGGATGGCTTTGTCTACGTTCAGTTCTCCGATGTGCAAATAAGCATGCTTAAGGGGAACTATGATTCCACTGCGGGGCTGTTAGCAGACCTGCTTCGGCTGGCCGTTGCGCAGCAGAATGGTGTAGACATGGATCAGATCGCCATTGATATGCGCGTCACATCCAGCAGCAGGATCCCCATTTGGATTCCTACTGGTTCTACCACTACTGGTGTTGGAATCGTTCGCAATCCACCGCAAGGTGGCAGTGGCACGGTTCCGCTAGCCGTGTACGAAGACAAATCCAACCCTGAGCCCGAACCACAACCCATGCGCCGCCGCATGATGATGAAAGCAACAGCATGAAAGCCGAACGTTACTTGGAGCGTGATCTCGCTATCGCACGCGAAGTTGCCAAGCGAATCCTTGAGCAGCTGGATTCACTGCGAATACCACGTGCGCTGCTAGATGATATTATTGAGAAGGTCGATGCGCAATTCGCAGCGGAAGCACCAGAAGACCTTCTTACGTGTCCGTTCGACAATGGGCCTGGATATACATCGCGCACGCTTCGCGATGGATACGAATCGCAAGAAGATGATCCCGATGCTTATGCGTGGTTTGTGACCTGCAAGACCTGTGCATGCCAGGGGCCATGGACGAAAAGCGAGAGCGGAGCAAAGCGCATGTGGAATATGCGAACCGTGGAGGAGGAAGCCGAAAGAATCATGGAACGCTACAAGAAGGCGCTTCACGATCTCGCAGTTGGTAGCTCGGGGGTGTCTGAAGGTGCTGGCAAAGAAACTATCGGCCAAAATAGAGTTGCGGATGCAACCAGCAGCATCCCTTCTAACGACTCAGCGAAAGCAGCCGAGCCCCCGAGCGATCCAGGGTTAGATCGCCGTGCTTATGAAATGGGATTCAATGACGGCCACGCGGAAGGCAAGGCATATGCACGGGGGCAGTGTGGTGCTAACCACATCGACCGCGCGAAGGCGAAGGAGCTGATCGTGAAGGCATGGCTCTATGGCTGGAACGAGGGTTACGACGCGGATGTTAATGCGCTAGTCGAGGCAGATACCGTGCAGCGTGAAGCCGAAGCCATCGCAGACCGGCTGCTGGGGGAAATCAAATGAGCCTCGCTTATATCTGTGCCGCCTGTGGCGGATTCGGCTATGCCGAGATCGATTCGATCGACTCCGGTACGACGCTGACTTGCGATTCGTGCGGTGGCAAAACCGTCATCGATCTCAATACACCCGAACAGCGGAAGGCAGACTATCTGCGATTGAACCACAAACGCGATCTTGCGATCGCGCGGTCGATGGACACAATCGGCCTTCCGGATCATGTACTGCGGGACAGGATCGTCGCCGTCGATGCGAAGCTTGCACTCGATGAACTGACCAAAGAAGCTCAAGACCTCGATATGGGTTATTAGGACGCAACTTTAAATAGCACCATATTGCCCCATTGCCGGTGCTGAATATAATTGCCTCCCCATTCGGCCATAGCGGGCTGCACTCCAGGGCCGATATGCGGCCACCAGTCATCAAGCAATAGCCACTGAGTGCGGCCCATGCTACTCGCCGCACCAAGCCGCTCAGCCAGGCGAATATCATTAGCCACCGTATCGTATTCATGACCACCATCAATAAATACCAAGTCGGGGACGGCATGCCCCAGCGCTAGCGCTACATCTTCCTCGCGCACGGTATGCGAATCGACGTTGAGGAATATGAATCGGCCCGCATGTTGCCGCACCATCGCATGCGCTGCGGCTATAGCCTGCGGATGTAGCGTCCAGTCAATCGATACGACTCGCCGTACCGTGGGATACGATAAAAACATCGCCGCCGAACACCCCGCCCCGAATCCAAACTCAACGATATACTTTGCTTTAGTCAGCTCCAAGACTTCATCGATAATCGGCAGCGAATGGGCGGCTAGGCCAAACTCTACTTCGCGCGGCAGGTGCGCCGTAATGCTATTGAACCGCTCCCGCGTGGGATCATCAACGTGCGCAATCCATTCATGCAGTTCGGACTCAGTAACAGTATCGCGGGTATCATAAGCATGAGCAGGTCGCATCACGGTCAATGCTCCTTGATCCACGACATCGCTGCCGCAGGGTGGCCAATCGGCAAAGGCATGAGTTGGTCATCAGGCATAATATCTTGATAACGAAAACCTGTCCCTTCATCACGCATCTTGAGCACGCGCTCATCGACAGTGCCTTCAGGACCGTTGAACCATCCTTGCATTTCAATCGCCTTGTCAATCAGCGCTGCACCGCGCCGCACAAATCCGTAGTGCAGAATGGTCACATGCTCAATCAACCGCTCATCTTTACCATCAGGTTCGCCAATCGTTTCAGCATCGCGCACTGCAGGATAGTTACTCAAAGCTAACCGCGTCGGCTCATCAGCGCAGGGCTTCATCGTTGAGTCGAGTGATACGCACCGGCTAAAGTCACCGTACAGGTTGAACCGCCGCACGCGAAACGTGCTCGCACCCCAGCCATCCGCCCTTACCGCCTCGCGCAACATGGGGTAACTCCATTCATGCAGCACTTCATCAGCTTGCAGCATAAAGTGCCAGCGCGTCTGCAGTTGCTCGCGTGCCGCATTAGCATGAATCATGAGCCGGTCGTAATTAGTGCCCACTTCCCACGGTTGATTCGCAATCACGCGCACGTTGGGATGGCGAGCAGCGACCGCGTACAGCAGAGCAAGCGTGCCATCGGTAGACTGGCAATCGAGTACGACGACTTCATCGCATACCGGAACGAGCGATTCGATCGCCGCCTCCACGCAATAATCCAGCCGCACTGCATCGCGCACAAATAGCGAGCCGCCGAGGCTCATACTGCTACCGCCTCGGGTTCACCGGCCTCAAGCCGATCCAATACTTCGACCACTGCCTCGCGGATCTGATGCGGATGGAGGCCGAGGCAGGCTAAGTCACCGCGCGCACAGCCCTGAAAGCTCGTTGTGCCGGGCCGTTGTCGATGGTGGCATCCGAGGCAGTCGAGGCCCGGCACACTAACTGCAGTGCCAAGGTTCCCATCCGATACGATGTCCTGCAGCGTGCAACCAAAAAACGCCACCGTGGGGCAGCCCATCGCACGCGCAATGTGGTAAGGACCCGAATCGAGCCCGAGGAATAACTGCGCCCGCCCGAGTACCGCCGCTAGGCCCATGAGCGTCGTGCACCCACCGATATGCAAATCAGCTCCGGTCAGTCGCTCCTGCGTGCCCGAAGTTTCAGCGACTGTATAGCCGCGCCGTTGCAACTCGGCAATCGCATCCGCCCAAGCATCAGGGCCAATATCTTTGCCAGCCCATCCGGTACGCTGCGGAGCCACTACCGCCAAGCGCGTCGCCGTGCCGACCAATCGCTCTGCTTCTAACTTCGCCGCATTATCGGGGTGTAAGTCTCCCGTCGGAGTAGCATCTTCCGGAGCAAACATCGTAGCCTCGGCAAACGACTTCCAATACGGCCGGTCGAGCCGCGCTTCATATACGCCATCGAGATCCCAGGCATAGGCCATGCGGGGAGCCTGGCGCGGATAAAGCTGCGGCGGCACGATCGATTCGATATACGGATTGCCGCGCAGCAGGTCGGGAAGCAGCGTCGTAAAGAATATCCGCGCTTGCGGCAGCATCGTTTTGACGCGACGCGGCAACGCAGTAGCAATAACCACATCACCGATCGCCGCTGAACGGCGCACGATAATCGTCGGATCAAAGGCGTGCCGGTTAAAGTAGTCACGCCACCGTTGCATCATGCGCCGCGTCGCTAAAGCCAAATGCGGCCCCAAGTCCAAACCACCGTGCGCTTGCTTGTCGTATTCATGGGGGTGCCATATCGGCGCGCCATCCACCACGGCAATCTTCCATCCCCGCGCCCGCAGCCGCAACGAGTAATCGCTATCATCACCATAAGCGAAAGGGAAAAACCGATCGCATAAACCAAGCTCGTTTGCGACCGAAGTGCGCGTCATAAAGCACGAGCCGTCAATATATTCGACGGGACCACCGGTCGTGCCAATGCCGTCATGCCGTAACGACTGATTCTGCCCGCCCCGGCCCACCTGTGCGATATGTGGATCTGCATCGAGCGGCCCGCGCAACGCATCGAGCCATCCCGCTCCCGCCCAAGCATCATTATCAATCGACACGAATAGCGGCGCCTTCGCGCGCTCGCATGCCTCGCGCTTGGGGCCACTCACGCCGCGATTCTCGGTGTTGGTTACTACTATGATGCGTGCATCTTGCTCAGCCATCGCCCGTAACCACTCGCCAGTCCCATCCGTCGATGCATTATCCGTCGCAATGACTTCAATATCCTGTGGCGAGTTATCAAGTACCGAACGCAAGCACCGCTCGCTCATCGCACGTCGGTTATAACAAAGGATCGATACAGTGTAGTGCGGTATCATAACCGCTCGAAAATCATCGCCCCACCCCAGTCCGCTTCGTCTGATTCACCCCACAGGCGCCACGCCGGATTGCTATTAATACCTAGCATCTCGATCGCTCGACGCACCCCAGTTGAGAACTCGGGCAACTCGCGCGGGCCGTGCTGCTGATAATCCCTGCCTTGCATGCGTACGCCGGAATCGTGGAATACGACGAGCCCCCCAGAAACGACGCGCGCTCCGTAGTGAAGGAAATCGAGCAGCACGTGATTAACGCAATGGCATCCATCAATCAGCACGAAATGGACGTGCTCGGGAACGCGGTAATAGACTTCGGTAGAATCACCGAGTACAAGTTCAGCTCCCGGAAACGGCGATGCTACGGGCATATCGCGCGCCGAATCGATAGCCCAAAAGCGGAACGGCGTGCCATGCATATGCCTCGCGATAGCTCGCGAGGTTACTCCCTCACGGATGCCGATTTCTACCAACTCAAGCGTGACGCCCGGCATGCGCCCGGCCAGGTTCGCCAGGGAGTTGCCAATCAATTCGGCATCGGCTGCGGTAAGCAATCCGTAATCAGTGAGCATCATGCACCTCACCTGCCATGGGAAGTCGAGCTACTAGCACACTGTCGTGAATCACAGCCAGCCCGTAGCGGTAGACGTAAATTACGCAGCCCGTCGTGCGGTCAATCCCCCGCACCATTCCTACGCGCGCCCACCGGGGGTGCCCGAGATTCGTCCATTCCACGCCGGCTGATTCATCAGCACTTGCATCGGGACTGCGCTGATCAATCAGGAATCCCCAGCATCCTGCCAGAAAGAAACATACCGACAAGAACAAGATGAACCGATTCACCGGAAGTGCTCATACCACGTCGGATCGATCTTGAAGTCCCGCGTCCCATCCGGATGCGTGATGAAATCACTCTGATTCGGTAGCCGGTTCGGCTTATCGCGCGGGCCGTGATAGCGAACCACTACATCTTTCGATTGAGCTTGAGCAACACGCAAGCTCGTAATACACGCCCGCTGATAGCAGCTCAGTGCATCCTGCACGCCTTCGACCGTCCACTTGCCCATCAGAACGGAGTATCCGTGGCGTTATAGAGGAACCCAATCGCGATATAGGAGACCGAGGCGTTGGGAATCAGGAATGAGACAGCGACCCGAATGCCGATCCATTGGAATCCGACGATCCCCGTGAGTGGCCAATCTTTCGAGTGCGTCGTCGCCGGACTGCCGTTCGTAATTGGTTCCAGATTGACGGGTGCGGCAGCAGCACCGGCAAGCGCATCCGTCCACGTCGCACCGCTATCAAACGTCACATCAAGCCCAATGATCGAGTTAACGGATTCATAGCCGAACATCAGCCGCAGCGTATCGTAAACGCACTTATCCTCGTGGTATGGATACCAGCCAATATTGTGATGCGGCGTACGGATCGTAGCCACCGACGCATCGTCATACCACTGGCAGACGTTCCAGATCGGCAGACCGAAAGTCAAGTAATCCCGCGTCTGCTCGTTCTGCTTCGCGCTCGATGCCGGGCTCTCGCCGCTTACCCAACTGGTAGGTGTCTTGCTCATCTAAAAGTAACTCCAACAGGGATCATCGTAGCCCATCGCCGGGTTATCGTACTGCAGGTAGTCACCGCATTCATCCGTAAGTGCTCGAATCTCGATCAGATCCATCCCCACTGAGAGCGTCCCCGTCACGTCCCGCTCAATTACGAACGGCTCAACCAGCGGGCCGGTCACGTTGGGGCCTGCCGAGTCGATACGATAAATGGTATCGAGGTCGGCGTCCATCCTCGCCAGCTTCGCACGTGCCTGGTAGATCCGAGCCGGGTCGCGATACCGCTGGTAGAGCGACTCGGCAATAACCTCAATCCATCCCCGGGCACTCGTACTGTACCCGCGAAACTGCTGCGGACCCGGAGCGGCGATTAGCCGCTGGTACTTATCGAACGAAGTATTGAAGTCCGGTGGCCATCGCCCGCCGCTCAAGTATTGATCGAAAAACTCCGAGCGGTTATAGATGAAGTTGTACGCGTTATAGACTTGGAGGTGGCTAATCCCCAGGGCCATCAGGTCGTCGCTCTTGCACAATACCGGGAGGTCATCCAGGTTGACGCGGAGCGGCACGAAGCTATTCAATGCAAAGCGTCCGTCGCTGCGTTCGATCATGGCGGATCCAGCATGCATCGCGAACTCAAGCAAATAGGTAAGCAGCGGCACCGGCTCATCTACGACGAGGCGAGATAGCGCCGTGCTCGCAGGAGCCGGATTCACATTCGCGACCTGCTGATCCGCAATCGTATTCTTGAATGAATTGAAGTTATCCATATCGAGGTTGGCCGTTGTCAGCGCGCAGGTGCGCGGATCAGTCAAGAACTCAATCAGCGCATCGATAATCCGCAATCCCGCCGTAGGACGCCATACCAGCCTAAGCGAACACGTATCCTTTTCGGCAACGACACCTTCGTTCTCCCAGAACAAGGGATTGATAAAGAACGAGCCGTCATTCGCTGTGAAGTTGTTCGCCGTATTACCTACACCCTTAAACCCCGTCACCGAACCGACAATCGTAAACTGCGCTGAAGGGCCTGCCGACTGGAATAGCACAGTCAGCGTTTCGACGCGCGCGGCAATATCGGAATCAAATGGCGACTGGCCATTGAGTACTACTCGCGTGAGCCATGCACCATCAGCCGGTGCCGCCGCCTCACCAAAGAGCGATCGGCCGATACCTGGCTTTCCCGTAGTGCTGATGACTCGGCCCATCTCATTCGCAAATGGCAAGCGATCGAATATCTGCTGAAAGCGATTCGCGAGTTGAAGATTGCCCGTTGCCCGCTGTGCATCCGCGCCAATAACGAAGCCTTTATAGTTCACGATCGCTTCATCGCCGAGCGTAATTTGAATCTGCATCGGCTTGCCGAACCAATTCTGATCCCCGGCGTTATCGAGCAAGAAGCTGGCGGGATTAAGTTCAATAAAGTCGCCTTCAGTGTCGGCGAACTCCAACTCGGTATCGCTCGCCTTATACTGCCGGAGCAGTACATCCTTCTCCTGCCGCAATGGACGGGCAGTCATGAGTCGGCCTGATAGATCGGTTTCGTTGAGACCACCGGGATCATAGGTCACAGCGACGCAGTACGCCTCGCGAGCAACTTCAATGGGAATGACTTCGGATCCGACTTCCGATCCACCTGGGAATTCTGGCGTTGGAACATCTTCCACATCGATGTGTGTCATGACGGTGGTGACGCGCACGATCCCGACTGGACCGGAAGGATTGCAGCGTACCCCCACGATCATCGCTAGCAACTCGATCATCGTCCATGGGACAGCAGTAAATGGTGATAGCTGCTGCATCGATCGAAAGTGTGAATAAGAAGTCAGCAAGTCGCCTGCGGAACCGGTAGTCAGCTCCGTTAGCACCAAGGGATTGCCCGTATCGGCGCTGTGAATAAGAATGCTGTGGTCCCAGTTCTGCGCGGATGTTTGACGGACAATATGCTCGAATTGCGCGGCATTGATTGGCTCGGTGACGCCGCCTGGAAGCGACTGAAAGAACATTTGCCGTCGCGACCCGGAACCGGAAACTTGAATCGCGGTCGTATCGCCATCATCCGGAGCTGTGCATGCTTCCCAGCGGGTCGCCGCGCCGACAAGCCCCCACGTGCCGACATTCGGATCGATGGTGCCATTTCCCGACAGCGGCAATCCATAGATACGACCACTTACAGGAAAGTCGATCGACGCAACACTTGCCGCCGCTTCGATCACGATGTCATCGACGAACATATCGTAGGTCGCCGCCGCAACCGCCTGCCCCAAGAACAACTGAATGACCGTGCCCGCGCTGGCCGCCGTTACGCTCGCGAACTCAAGCGTGGATACTTCACCATCGGCAGCAAGCATGAGACTCACGAGCCCCGTCGCCGAATCGTAGAGCACCCGAATCTGATACCATGTGTTGAGGAGTAATGGTGTCGTTCCGAGTGTTCCGTCGAGACTCAAAAGGCCGGTAGCGGTGAGCGACAGCACGGTACGATTGGTTGGCCCAACACCGCGCAGGCTTAAAATCTGGCGCGTGCTGTCGGGAAGCGAAGCAAAGCGGACATATACCCGAATGGCCACCGCCGCAAATGCATCGGGGTCCGGCCGTCCATTCCCAGCATTGAACGTCAGTGTTAAAAGCGCAGCCTGGGCCGACACCCCATTTTGAAGACAACGCAATGCATAGCTTCCCGTCCGCACCGTGCTCGTTTGAACGGTAGGTGTACCGGATGCAGTATCTTCCCCCGTCTTTGTTATAAAGGTTCCGGTCTCCCAACCTTCAATACGGGTGATGGTATGCATTAACCGACGCCGACGAACTCGATCTGTGCGATGGGATTATCCGGATGTCCCACCGGATCGGGAATCACGATGAAGATGAAGCGATGAACCGTCTGCTCATCCTGCGAGAACGTATACGTCACCGGCACTTCGAGATAGGCACGCCAGATATAGAGATCGAAATACGCTTCGGCGCAATCCTCGCGCGGCACGAGTTTCCGGAACCGCAGCTGGTAGATCGCTAGGTCGCGCACCGTGCGGATGGCGATTGAATCGCCTACCAGCTCCTCATTCAGCAGCCGTGCCAGATTCGCTGGCGTGAAGGTATCGCCCGTCAACTCCAACCGGTACTCGCTCGTCGCCCCGACTGCCGACGCTACTTCATCGGCACCCGCGAACGTGCGGTGCGCACTGCCTTCCGTCACCAGATCCACGAGCGAGAAGTTCCCCAGGTCTAGCTCATCCGCCCCACTAAGGACAAACAGCTGCCCCGTACCCCGAAGGATCGGGGCAGCCGTACAGGATTCGTAAGCAGGGATGATCGCCATGGCGCTAAGCGACCCTGGGCACCGCGTATCGCAAGACCCACAACACGGCGCAGAGCACGGTCACAACGATGATGATCATCCGAAGCGTTGCCGGGATAACTTCAATCCTCGGCACGGCGTAAAGCACGGCGCTCACTACTGCCACCGCACATAGCACTTGGATGATGATTTCCATGTGTCCTCCTAGCTCTCCGCAATCGGAGGGCAAGTCACCACTCTCGATTCTTTCCACGTAATGGGATGATCCCACTGCGCCGCCCGCCGTCCCCGAACCCACCGCTCTTGAAGCGTCGGATCGGCAGGCCAAAAAACCGTGAAGGTTGTTGCCGGCTCTTCGTAGACGAACGGCCGCAACTCAAACGTCTCCCGTAGCTGCCGAATCGCTTCGAGTTTTTGGAGGGTACTCTGGTAGAAGATATTGAATAGGATGTCGAATTCGTACCGCTCAGTCCCAATATAGACCGCCGTGAGACTCCCCGTTTGAGACTGCTGCTCGATGACGATTTGCGGGCGGCGCACTAGCAACTCCACGATCTCATCGTCGGTGAATGTGAGCATGCCATTGGTCAGATCCTCGTGGAGCACCGTCAGGACCACAGGTTGAGCCATCAATGACTCCTATCCCAAGTCATCGTGAAGCCTGCGGACGCGAGTGCGCAAGCGCGGCATAATGCTGTCATCTACGACTCGCGCCCAGGTCATCGGTGTCGCATTGTTGATCTCGACCTTCGGAGTCACCGTGACCGACGGCACCATCAGGCCACTCGCCGTCGCGAGCTGCTGACCACCGACTGCCGACAGCAACGAACCACGCGCCTGCGCGGACTTCCCGAGCATCGACGATTCATTGTCTTGGAATCCCAGTGGTCCAAGGACAGACCCAGCTGCCGACTTAAGGATGTTCTTGATCGAGAAGCCACCGCCCGTGATGATGGACATAATCGCTGCCAGGATCGTGGCACGGATGATCGCCTTGGCGAAGCTCTGGAGTAGAGTCTTGAAAAAGTCTGCAACGGCCTGGGCGGCCGCATCAATCGAAGTGATTAATCCATCAGCAAAGGCAGTAACAGCACCATCAAGCACCATAAAGGCTGCTGCACCAAGATCCTCCATAGTACGCAGCTGGTCATTGAAACCCGTCGCGGCTATAGCCGCCTGCTCGAAGCCATGCGCGATGCCTTCAACCCCGGTCTGCGTCTGCTGAATCGCCTGGGGTGCCTCGCCTTCCGCCGTAACCGGCCCCTGAACCGGACCTTGACCCTCTGCCAGACCGGTCTCGATTTGGAAAGCAGGCGGCCGAATCTCGGTGGGACCGACACCTTCACGTGTTACCGGTCCTTGCACTCGGGCATCGATTTCGGCTTGTTGAATCATCGCTTGCCGCTGGATCTCAAGCACGCCTTCCAAGGCAAGCTTTGCCGCATCGCTCTTTACGGCCATCCGCTCAAGTTCAATAACGAGCGTGGCGAACCGTTCACCCAGGGCACCCAGCCCCGTATCGCCGGCGAGTTCCTTGGCTGCTGCCAAGACCGGAGCAATCGCCTCCTTGTCCAGATTCCTGAACGTGTCGGCGAACTTCTTCATTTGCTCGACGGGCAGCTGCCGAATAGCCTCAGCACGAGCTTCGCGCGCCGCCTTCAGTGCCTTCACCACCTGCTTTACATGTTCAGCACTGGCATCGGCATCAGCCTTCAATGCCTTGGCGAATTCCTTGGGAGCTAGCGTTAATGGTGGCAGCGCACGCGGAATACCCTTCGATAGCCCCTCAAGCTTGGCGATCATCTTGTCGAGGTTTTCGATACCCTCCGCACCCATATTCGCGAACGATTCGGCAAGCGCTTTCGTCGCCTCTACATCTTCGTTGCCTAGCGTCTTGAACTCTTCGTTGAGCCGACCGAGTGCGCCAGCTATCTCATTAGCGGAATCGCCAGTGCGGTCGAAGGTAATGGGCGGGAGCTTATTCATCTCCTCCCATTCTTGCCGCGTCGTCCCCAGTTGCTCCCAATAACTCTTCGCTGCTTTAGCACCGCGCTCGAATTCCTTGACGTTGAGTGTGAGCACGCCATTTACGACTTGGCCAGCACCAGCAAGTAAACCAATGGTCTTCGCGGTTTGGAATACGAAGAACTGGAACTCCTTGACGTTTTTCGTGAGGTTAACGACTTGCGGTGCCAGATCATTAACGATAAATTCGGCGAGTTCGATAAGCGATGGCAGGAATATCTCGGCAATCGCAATGCCAGCGCGCTGAAACAAGAAGCGGATCTCGCCCATAATGTCGCCGAACGTATCGGCACGCGTGGCGAACTCCGTTGAAATCGTGCCGCCAAGCTCTTCGAACCGCGCACGCAACTGAGCGAGATTAATTGCCAGTGGAGCGAGCCGTTGACCGGAGCGACCGAGCAAAGCCGTCGCCGCAGCCGTGCGTTCAGCCCCTGGCGGGAGTTTGGCTAATTCCTTGCCGATATCCTCCAGTAACTCACTACCCGCTTTCAGTTCACCATTCGTTTTGCGGATTTCAACGCCATACTTCTTGAAGGCTTTCGTGGCTTCTTCACTGCCCGATGCCGCTTGGCCAGCGCGATTCGTGAGGACGCGAAGCCCGGCGGTAACTTCTCCGAGTGCAACGCCTTCTTGCTCAGCAGCGAATTTCAGCGCTGAAAGGGCTTCAACCGTTTCACCCGTCCGCTGACTCAGATCAAATAACTCGCCACCAAGCTGCACAGCCTTCGTAATCGTAGTCGCAACTGCAAGTCCAACTCCGATAATCCCTGCTGCTGCCAGCGCGCTCGCCGTATTAATACCAAGTAGCGACTGCCGTAATCCAACTGCACCCTGAGTGAGGTTGAGATTTCCCCTGATGAGGCCATCAATCGCCTGATTCGCTTTTTTAGCGCCGGCAACGAATTGCGCCGCCTCCAGCTCAAGCTGGGTGCGAATGCGGTTGGTAGTAGTAACGCCCGCTAGACTCATCGAGGAGCCATCTTCACGGCACCGGAACCGGCCATCTTTGCTTTGAACTCATCAGGCGAGAGCTGAATGCGTTTCACGGGACCAAATACCGACGCCATGCGGCCGATCATCTGCTCGACATCAGCAGCCGTAGCTGGCTGCTGCGCGGCATCGTATCCGCGTTCGGCATCGCGCATCAGGCGCTTGAGTTCGCGTCCCAGTCTTCCTGCCTTCATCTTATTATCGGAATACGGATTGTGCGCAATCGCGAGTCGAACGAGATCCTCCTGTGCAGTCAAGTAAACCAATGCCCGACCGTAGTAATCGATCTGAGTTGCCGTCATTCCTCGCACTTCAGTTAGTGAGAATCCTCCATTGACGAGACGGGCGAAGGCGATGGCGTCGGTGAACTGCCGTTCCCCGTCTGCGTGACGAGGCCGCTGACGCGATCGCGCAGGTGAAAAAAAGCTTTCAGTGCCCTCTCATGAGCCAC